TAATCTTTAAAATCTAAAAGGTCATGTTTTTGTAGGTAGTATTCTCTATTTATTTTAAGAACTCTATCTAAGTGTCTTGAAATTGCTTCTATTTCATTATTGAAATGCTCAATAGTTTTCTTATTGAATATACCAACAGATTTAGTTTTCTTTTTGTTAAAAGAACCTAAAATAACCTTAAACATATATTCTATTTTGGAGTTTGATTTAATGAATTCTTTTGTTTTTTCATCTTTTATTAAATCGGTATTTATTCTGAATTTATCTTCTTCAAAGAAACTTGGTATTGTTATTTCCCATTCTTCAATATCCTTTTTAATATCTTTGATATACTCGTTAAATATTTTACAAATTAATTCAATGTATAATTCATCTTTTGTGATATTTTCTAATTTGATATCTTTATAATTTTTAAGTTGTAAAAATTCTAAAAAGTTTAATAAGATAATAGTATAATTTTCCAAATACTCTGTTTTATTGGTTAATTTCATCTTTTCGTATTGAGGATTAATTAATTCAAAAGAATACTCACTATTATTATCTATTTTAATAATTATCTTTTCTAAGTTAGAATTAAAATCATCCATTAAGAATGAATGTTTAATAGAAGGATTTAATAATTTGTAGAAAAAGTATGCAAAGTTTTCTTCACCAAATACAAAATTTAAATCATCTTCAGATGTATTTAAAAAAAGTGATATAATTTCAAGTTGTTTCTCACTTAGTTTACCTTTGAATATGACTGGTAATGGATCTACATCAAATAATTTTGCATATTCATTAATTTCTTCATAATTATATACATATCTATTACCTTTAACAATACAAGTTAAGATAAGATTATTCTTTGGTTTTTTCTTATATTCAATATGTGCAGGTTGATTATCAGGAAAATATTCAAAACAGAACCACCAAGTTGGTGCTAATAGATTTGTTACATAATTAGGTAACGTATGTAAATATATAAATGCCTCATTATAAAAGTTTTGTATTGCTAAATCAATAAAATTTAATTCTTCTGAGTTTATACTTTTTGGTTTGATGATAAATTTATTACCATCATATCTTACGAAGATTTGTGCGCCTTGAATATCTTCATAGATAAGAAGTTCTTTTTCTTTTAAGATTCCAATAAAATCTTCTGGGTTGTTGTTTAGTTTAATAATTTTTGTCATAATATTTTTGTTTTTATATTTGATGGTATATATTAAATTAAAAAGAACCTGTATTTCTAAAAACTTAGCATCTATTTTTTTATATTAAAAAAAGTATTACTTTTGTAAAAATTATAAACTTTTAAAAAAATTAAACTATGTGGACATTTATTATCATTACTACAATTTGTATTATTATTGGATTTAGGTTAGTTACTGAAGATTTTGATTGGTCTTTGGGAGAATTCGTTTTATTGTTTTTTGTTATTCTTTTTAGTGGAATGATTGGTGTTTTACTATCATTAGGTGTTGCCGCTCTTATACCTGGAACTTATGAAACAACATCCGAAACGTATAAACTTGAAGCATTACAAGATAATAATGGTGGAGCATCAGGTAGTTTCTTTCTTGGTTCAGGAACTATTGATTCTAAAATGAAATATGTATTCTATTATGAGTCTGATAAAAATAAATATAAGATGGGACAGGTTGATTATGAAGATGCTACGGTAACTTATGTTGATGAATATGTTGAACCAAATGTAATTAAATATGCTGACGAACTTACTGATGCCTTTATTAATAACTTTACGGTAAATTTTAGAAGTCCTTGGTATGATATTAATATTCCAAAGGGTTCTATTAAAAGTGGATATATGCTTGACGCACAATAAAAAAGAAAAATTATGGAAATTGTATTTTATGTAGTATTATCGTTAATTGTAGTCTATTATATGTTGAGATTGTTCAATATTAAATCTGCAAAAGTAGAGAAACGTGGATTTTTTACACCTTGGTTTAGCAAAGAAGATGGTGTACATTCTGAAAAGTTAGATAAGTTTTTAACTAAGAATTTCAAATATTTATGGTTGTTATCAATTGTAGGTATTGTATGTTATGTAATAATAATTAGCACAAACGGATTTTAAATATGAGAAAAATTTTAATTTTAGTATTATGTTTATTTACTTTAAACATTAACGCACAAGTTGATTTAATGTCAACTACCCCAACAAACTTTGTAAATGATTTTGAAGATATTTTTTCAACGACTGATGAACAAATGTTGAATAGTATGATTAAATCATATAAAGACAAAACAAGTGTTGAAATTTGTGTTGTAACTACCGATGAAATATTTGATAGTGAAGCAGAACTTAAAGATTTCTCTGATAGACTTGGTGAAAAATGGGGTGTAGGATCATCTGAATTAGATAATGGTATAATGGTGTTAATTTCATTGGCATCAAGAAAATGGTCAATTAGTGTTGGATATGGGTTAGAAGGATTATACACCGATATGATGTCTAAGCGATTGGCTGAACGACATTTAAAACCTAATTTTAGAAATGAAAATTATGCTGAAGGTGTAAAACAATTTCTAATTGCTACAATGGACGAAATCGGTTATGAAGGTTACGAACAACTTATTGAAAAAGAAAGAATTAGAAAAGAGGAAGCTGAAAAACAGATGAAAGAATTTGGTGTTGCTTTTTTATTTGTTGTTATGGGAGTTCTATTTATCGCTTTGATAGTATATTTAATTAGAATGGCTATAAAGAAGGCAAAAGCCAGACAAGAGTTGAGTAATGAAATTGATTTTATTCATGAAGATATATTGTTAAGGGAAGCAAAATTGGTTGAAATACTAAATAAAGTACCTGCTGAAATTCAAAAAGTTTATGATGATAATATTACTAATAATAAAATAAAGGTTGATCAAAACACTTTAAATAGATTATTACTTGTACAATCAACTATCAAAGATTTCCAAAATGTAATATACAATACTAATAGTGTAATTAGTGCAATTCTTTCTGAAGAAAGAGAAGTTAAAAAATATTTAGAAGGCAATTATGAATATTGTCAAGAATATTTGTTGGAAGATTTAAAATCTTTTGTACCTGATACAAGAACTGAAATTTTTACTACAACTGATTTTTCTGTTGATAGATTAAATAAGTTGAGGAATTTGAATAATTCGTTAAGTGGGAAATTGAAAAGGTTTTTAAATAAAACATATACGATTAGTGCTATTGTTTCTGCGCATAGAGAACTTGATGATAAAGTTAAAGAACTTGAAGGTTCATATGCACAATATAAAGAAGGTAAGAAGATTCTTATGGATTTGCCAATTGGTAAAAGATTTTCAGATTTAGCTAAAATTGATATTGAACAATATATTTCTAATGTCAAGGGAGAAACTAATAATAGTATTTTGAAATTGAAAGGTGATGATTATGAAGGTGCAAGTTATCATCACGGTATTTCTGTTACAACATTGTCTGTATTGGCGAGCACTTTTGGTGCTGTTACAAGTCTAATTTCTTCATATAAAAGAAGTGACAAGTATGTAAAAGAACATAAAAATGATTTTAATGATAAAATTACGAATGTTGAAAATAAGATTAGTAAATCGGGCGTTAAACATTCAAGGAAAGATACTCTTGAGCAAATAAGAGCAAAGATTAAAAAGTTCAATAATAATGTCGAATTTGATATTATCCTTTCTGCAATATTATTGAAGGAAATTTTAGATGGACTTGATAAACTTTATGATGATATTAAAGATGATATTAAGAGAAAAAAAGATTCTGATGCGAGAGTCGCTGCCGCTACCGCTGCCGCTGCCGCTGCCGCTTCAAGACGAAGAAGTTCAAGTAGTGGAAGTGGATTCGGTGGTTATGGTGGAGGCTCTTTTGGAGGTGGAGGCTCAACAGGAAGTTGGTAAAATAAAAAAAGTGAAGTAATTACTTCACTTTTTTTATTTGATCTAATTTATCTTGTCTTATTTTACGGATTCTTTCTTTAACTCTTGGGTCATCCCAAAACGAATAAGATTTATAATCCCCTTCTATATAATAATCAACTGAACCATCACCATATACACAGGCTGGACCATCAAGATTGTGTTCTTCACCATCTTCCATCCATACTTCAACTTCATCATTAGAATTCATTAATTTATCTTTATTAAATTTGATATATTCTATTGCATCATAATTATCTATGATATATTGCATAAAATAATATACTGGTTTACCTTCTTTTTCGTCAGTTACTTGGTATCTTTGATCTTCATTCTTTTTCATTATCTATTTGCTTTAATTTTTGTTTTCTAATATACTTTCCAAAATCTCTTTTCCACTCTTCATATTGTCCAGATATATAAAGTTGATAATTATTTTCATCACTAAATATCATACCTTCTTTAATATTATTAGGCTTAATAAACCATTTTCCATCATTTGCAATAAAAGTCACATTATCTATTGCAGTAAGTGGAAAACTATATTTTATTAAAGTGTCATGAGTTTTCCATTTTTCTTTTAAGTAAGAATATAATGCTTGTACACTAATACCATTCTCACCTACATAACCACCTTGTTTAACTTCAATTGTGTAATTATTAATGTTGATAATTACATTATCATCATCTATATAATCATCATACTTTATTACCATTTATTTGTTTTAATTTCTTTTTCCTTAAATTCCTTAAATTTGTACAATAAGTGATTGATATTTTTTTTGTATGATCAAAATCACTCATTATATATAGGTTTCCTGTACTAAAGTTATATTGAAATTTTAATAATACTTTATTTTGATAAATTTTAATAACATGTTCCATTTCATTAATATCTAGTAATATATGATTACTGTTTAATTTCATATCTTTAGTCAGAAACGATATCGGATATGTATTGTTGGATTTCATACTATTTGATTTAATTTACTTATCCCCATATATATTCATACTATTTAAATTGCTAATTCTAAAGGAGAATTTATTTTTTTACCTACATTATCAATAACTTTAAAATCATCTATTGTGTAGTCATAGAAATTTTTATTTTCTAACAATGTTATATTTGGTTGTATATTTATAGGTTCTCTACTTAATAATTCTCCAACAGCATCAAAATGTCTATCATAAATGTGTAAATTTTGTGTTAAGTGAGAGAATTTCCCAACTTTATAACCAAGATGTCCAGCAAACATCATTTGTAATGCAACATATTGAATTTTATTTATATATCCAGCCATAATATAATCGTTGCTACGTTGAATTAGCGTTAAGTCAAGGTGTAACTCATCTTTTACTTTTCTAACCGACCAGAGCGTCTCATAGGCACAGGGGAACAACCCTGGCGTTTCATTTAAGTCTGACTCTTGATACATATTCATAATATGTCGTCTTGAGAATGGATTATGTTTTAAAGAGTGTAATACATTTTCAACAATATCCCATTTTTTTAATGTGGCACCATATCTTTGTCCTATTGTACCATTTCCGATATCCCATTCGTCCCACCATTTTATATCCATTTTATGAGCACCAATAATAGAATTGTCTTGTTTTTGATATATCCATAATATTTCTTTTATACCTGTTTTGATTGCAGTATTTCTCAATGTCGTTATTGGAAATTCACCTTTTGAAATATCATAAGTTTCAAATACTTGTGTTATAAATTTAGTGTATGCTGGTGTACCATCTTTGTATTTTGGTCTTGGATTTTCATCTAAGAAACCATTATTTGATATTTCATTTAAATTTTGAATATAATATTCATCAGCTTTTATCATTTATTTTATCTAATTTTTTCTTTCTTAATGTTTTCTGAGTAACATATACACAAATGCAAAAGCTGGATGTATATGTGATGATGTGACATATGGATAATCCCCGTGATCTATATCTAACCACCAACCCTGAGATCCTTCCATTAATAACTTACCGTGTCCTGAAGTTATTGTTGGTCGTATTTTCATAATATCTTTAACAATCTTCTTGGGTAAAATAAATCTTGACAATTCTTCAACATCTTGTGCTCTAATACCAGTTCTTTTATATTTATCAGAATAACAAGGACCATTGCCTTTATTTGTTGTTCCGATCTTATTCTCATTATAATCATCCGATATATGATTTGCAGTTATAATATGAGTATATGGATGAATAAAAGTTCTACCTTCTAATTTAAATCTTCCATTAAATCTATCAAACTCTGATAAAAATTCTTTTGTATTCAAAACACAACCAGGACCAATAACAATCTTACAATCTTTATTATAAATACCTGAAGTTAAATAATGTGCAGTATATTTTTTATCACCTATCCATACAGCGTGTCCAGCATTTCCTGAACCATTAAATTTCATAATCGCAGAATAATTATACTTGTCGTCTAATACCTTTGAAATTTTTCCTTTACCACAGTCACCCCGTTGCAAATCTATCAATACATCAATTCTCATCATTTTCTTTTATTTTTTTAGCAATTTCTTCTAATTTTTTTCTCCTTTGAATTTTCAATCCCCACACGTCAATCAAATTTCTATCTTTTTTTATACCTAATCCATCATAAAGTTCTACAATATTTCCATATTCATTAGATATATTGTAAGCACCCCTATCTCTTATATAACTATTAGAAATTCTTTCTAACACTTTATCCTCATTTGCAATTGATGAAAAAGACACAACACCTAAATAACAATCACCTTCTCTATCAACATAAGTCACCATTTCAGTATTGAATTGTGATGATGTTAAAAGTAATTCACTATCACCAACATAAACTAAAAAAATATGTAAATCTTTAATATACTCAAAATCATCAACTAATATGATGTCAATATTTCTACCTCGAATAGTATTTTTAAATGTATTTATACTTTCAAAAAATATTCTATTCTTAGATATTTCTGATAAGAATCTTTTATTTATCTGTAAGTTTAATTTCTGGTGTAATCTTTCTTGTAATCTTTTGGATTGTTCTTTTTTAATAGTTATTACAAGAATATTTTTATCATAATTTTTAGAAACATAATCAATTAAACTATCAATTATCAATTGACTTTTACCTGATTGTCGGAACCATATTAGGATAGATTTTTTATGTTTTTTTACTTGTTCAAGATAATACTTTTGATAACCATAATCCATAAAACAAAAAGAGATTTTATACCTATTAGTTATAAAATCTCTTTTTGTTTCAGTAGAATAACCTTATTTTTTCAATCTCTTTCGAATATTACTAATATTTTTCTTTTCTATTTTTGGCTTATCATAATTATTGCAGATTGGTCCTAATCCTATAGCAACTGACTCAGGTGTTGTAAGTTTTTTACCACATTTTCCACAAATTCCTTCGTGATAAAAATTAATCTCGTCATGCATTTCACCTTTCCTAAGATAAGATGCAAAAAAACTTAACGCCTTAAATGAAATAGAATCTGCACTTATTTTAGATTTTGGAGTAGTATTAACATAAAATTTTGAATTAATTGTACCCAAATATGTATAGTCAGATTCATTACTTGGTCCTCTCAAAATGCTCACAAAGTAAAATGTTTTATCAACTTCCCCAGCATCATTTTTAAATTCTTTCTTATTAACTTTATATGTGAACCATTTACCTGTTCGGGTACTTTCGAGAGTGAATGTTGCATTTCCAGCCAAGATAAATTTTTTGATATCATTCACATCTAACATTTGATGTTTATCATCAGTTTGAAATCTTTCAAATTTTGTTATCATAACTCTCTATTTTAAATTTATAATGCAAAGATACAAAATTATTTAATACAAAAAAAGAAAATTAAAGCAATTCTGAAATTTTAGTTGTAATTCTCATTATTTCTTCCCTTTGATTTTCATCTATCTCATAATCATCTTTATATGAAAATGCTATATATCCCAAGGGGGAATTTATATCTTTTTTAATATTTCTAAAATATATCTTTTGAATTTCACGATATTTCAACATTTGGTATGCTTTCATATCAATATCCTTAATTGACTCAATTTTGAAATCGTACAAATCTTCACCATTTGATTTTAATATTTCTAAATTTAGCATATTTGATGTTGCTGGTAATTTATCCATAAAACTTTCATGAAATATCTCACCTTTTTTATTAATAGAAAATATAAAATGTAATGTAATATAAGATTTGGTATAATCATATCTAAAAAGGCTTATAGATGATGATTCAGATATTTTCAAAATAGTTTGAACTTCAGAATACAATTCAACCATCTTTTTCAAATCATTTGAATGTTGTTTTCTATAAACACTATTTAATATATCTAAATTTTTATTTAAAATCTCAATAGACTGTTCACAAATATCACATTTCAAAAATTTAACAATAATATAAATTATTGCTATAAAATTAATAAATATTATAAAATTTTGTAATATGTGAGTCCATTCCATTACTTTATATTAATAAGTGTTGATATTTTTATTGAAATATTTTCAAATTCATTAAATTCCCGATTAGTTAATTCTCTTTCTTTATTATAAAACTCTAACGAAATAAATCCAAGTGGGGAACCATCATAATCAACCAATAACATAGAATAATATGTTTTAATACTTTGTGCTTCTAAATAAGATTTTAAAAAAGTATCATCTAAATTACTAACAGATGAAACTTTAGTAGGCAACCTTGATGCTAATAATTTACTCCAAAGTGGATTTATACTTATCGGTAAATTTTGCATTTCTTTAATTATAGGTTTAATCTCTAATTCTACTGCCTCATAAGTATTACTAGCCTTCTTAAATTCTATACCTTGCAAATTATGTCCACCATTATGGAATTCGTAAATAGATACTCTATCAGCATTAAAACTTCTAAGTATATGATATAATAATATTTGAATTTTATTTGCGTTTTCTGCATAATCTTTAAATTTACTCTGCAAGTCTCCACTATCACCAACACCCATTTTACCCATCAATTTATCAATTCTCTCATATAGAGAATCAATTTTCTCCTCTTGTTCCCTATTTCGCTTTATTATATTCCTCATCATATAATACCCTATTATAATCAGTAGCATAAATGAACCTAGTGCTAAACCATATTCTTGAAATATTGAAACAAAACTTAACATTATAAAAGCTAAATCCATAATTTATTTTCATTTTATTTTTATAAAACTATATATTAAAAAAAAATATGAATTTTATGGAATATGTGAAACTTGTTTGTTGCTAGTGTCAGCAGAATAGATATACGTATGATTATAAATCGGATTCAAACCAAAGGCTTTTGCTGAAATATAAATATCCTCAAGGCACTCATTATCAGCACCACCAACTATAATTACTGATTTATTTTTCAACTTCTTAAATGTTTTATATAACTCTGAATTAACATAAAACCAATTGTGATTATTGTCAATATATACCAAATATTCATCTTTATCCTTCAATCTAAATTTATCACCTTCTTTGATATTTTTCTTCTTTAATTCTTTAATCATCTTGTTTGCGGAAGTTTCATCAAAAATCTGATTAAACCATTCTTCAATACCACCCTTTAAATCTTGATAATACTTTTTAACACCAAATTGCTTTTCTAATTTAGCAACTTGATTAGGAAATTTATATGTAGAAGATTTAGTTTTATTTGAATCCCAAATTTGGTACACTTGTTTAAATTCTTTACAATACTCATTCAATTTTGTAACAAAATTCTTAGGTATAAATTTCTCAAATTCAGATTGAACATCGACCACAAATAATATACCATCATTTTCTTCTAATGATTTATTTTCTTTAAAGTATTTTAAATATTTCATAAGTTATATTTATTTGATTGTATCAACATATCAATTTCATCTTCTGTAAATACTCGTTTATATATTTCTGGATTATCTTTTAAAAAATCATCTATTGGTTTAAGTCTATCAATCGCTTCAACATTATTCCTAACCTTATGTTCAGGGTCATACAATTCTATTAACTTTTTACTAACCCCATATGAATTATCATTTTCAACAATATCCAAATATTTATTAATCTCATATCGTTCTTTTTCAACTAACTCAATATAATATCTTTCAAGAATTATAAAATTGTGCAATATGATAGCATATGATAACATAATTTTATTTATCTCATATGTTTTTTCTAATGTGTTAATATAACTTTTTAAAATTTTTAAATTTTTAAAATACGAATCAAATTCATCAATTTTCTCTACTCTGCTTCGTCTAAGTAATTCTTCTTTAGAATATGGTTTTTGTGATTTATCACCCCACATTACATCTTCAAATCTTTTTATTTTGTTCATTAGATGTTATATTTTTTTGCCACCATACCCAATTCAACTTCCTCAATATTTTTAAGTCGTTTATTAAGTAAATCTAATAATTTAATATCTTTCTTTCTTTTAGCTAACGCCATTATTTTCTTTGCTTGTCCATCTCCTAAAGTTTTATTCCTTGATATATATCTTTTTATATCTTTTTTATCTGGATGTAAAAAACGAGCATCATATCCATGTTCAGGATAATTATCTTCAATATATTGTTTAATTTGTTTATCAAACTCATGAAGTTTGAGTGATTCGCCATATGTTATATCTTCATATCTACCTTCAAATGTTTTTAAATATTTCATTATCTATCCATAAAGAACCAAGATACTTGTGATTCTCCTTTTATTTTTTCCTGAACTTCTAGAATCATCTCTTTACCTTCTGTCATGATGTCTGCCGCATTATATTGAAAATTACCAGGCATATTAAAATTAAATCTACCTAATGCCTCACCCATTCTTTTCTTTGAAATTCCAATCACATAATTTTTAAAGTAAACATGATCAAATAACTCTTCTTCTTCAATTCTTACATAAACTTCTAGCATCAAACTTGTAGATACATCTGTCATAAATGATAATCTCTTATTTATATGATTAAATTGAAACCTCATTGTATTAGTAGTCATCTTATTTATCTGATCTGAAAATGCACTAATAATTGAACGATAAACACCCAATTCACCTGCGGTTGTAACAAATGACGTTAAAAATGGTTGATTCGTAACGCCAAGATTTATAGATAAATGTGGGGCTTGAATACCTAATCTAAATAATGAAGGATCATCCACTTTTATTATTCTTGTAATATTTTCTACTTCTTCAGGTAAAATCAAAAATTTGTTTCTATTATATTGTTCAGTTGTTAAGAAATTCATATCTAAATAATAAAATGCCTTAATTTGAGAATATTGATAATTTTTATAAAACCATTCTAATGCATTTTCTTTCACTAACCTTTTTATCTCTAAATCGGGTAATATTTTTGGAAAAAGTCCAGTCATTGTTAAGTCTGCTTGTACAATATCAATTAATTGATCTATGGTGATTGCCATATTATTTTTTTATTTCTTTTATATATTAAAAAATAATAGGGAATAAATGTAATATTATTTCTTTGGAATGAATTGGGCTTTATTTTTCGATGTCACCTGAGTAATATTTTCTTCTCTTTTCGTTTGAAAAGTGGATAAATTTTCTTGCACATTTTTTTTAATAGGGTCTTTTTCAAGTTCTGGCTCTAGCTTTTTATCTTCCTTTATCACCTTAACATATCTAATTTCTTTATCTTCTTTTTTAGGTTCTTCTTCTTTCTCTACCATCTTTTTATAACTCTTAGTATTCTCAAATGGATCAAACCCGCTATGTAAAAGTAATAAATTAAGTATCACAATTAGCATAACTGCTAAAGGATCAGCCACGAAAATAATTATTAAAGTTAACCAATTTATAACTTTATTCATAGGAAGACCACTAATATCTGATAAATATGTCAATGGACCTAACTCACTTGATGATTGATTTTCACTTTCCATCTCATATATCTTTCTTTCGTAAAAAGATAAAGAATCAGTTACATTTTCTAATTTCATTGAAATTTTATCTCTACGCTCAATAGCATCAGTTAATTGTGCTTGTAATGCGTTTCTTGTGCTAGATGATGTTGTTGTAATTAACCTACCCGTTGTATCTGTATATTGGATAACATTATTTGATAGTCCCTTTCTTAGATCTGAAATACTTCTATCAATTTCTTCTTTCTCTGTAACATAATAAGTTCTATTTTCTTCAAATCTATTTTTCTTCAGTTCAAAAACACCAACCTCACTCCTATTTATTTCCTCCGATGATGATGTTTTTTGAAAAGCTGCTGTCAAATATCCATAAATACCCAATGAAGTTATTCCCATTAAAACAACAGTCGCTAATATTAAATAGCCTCTTTGAAATATTTTTGTAATTGACCAAAATCTATAAACAAAACTAACCACAACAAGTTTTGCAATCTCTAACATACTAAAAAATATGAAAGTTGACCAACCAGCCGCAAACATTTTAGTTAAACCATAAACTGAGAACCAGGCACCTACACCTGCTAAACCAAAAGCGATCAACGCTACAATTATTATAAAAAATATATTTTTCTTTTTCATTTATTCATGTGTTAAATTTTCTCCCCACACGAACCTTGATTTATAAACTTTATTAAGATTATTAAACGTAATATATTTATCATCAATTTTTATGTCAAAACTTAATAAGTTTGAATTCGAATTTAGCAATTGTTGTATTTGTGCTATTTTTATATTTGTTTTATTCTGAAAATCATCTATTTTAAATTTAAGAACATCTTTCTTCACATCATCTTTATACATTCTCAAGAACATCATAATATCATTCACTAGTCCACCAAATTTGTTTGAACCTTTTCTAAATTCGCCTTCAAATTCATCAAATCTCTTAACAGCACGTACTTCTCCTGCACCTTGTACTGCTTTGGGGATATGACTCAATGAGCCTGCTGGTGATGGTACTAAAAAACCATAACCATTTGTATAATCTTCAAATTTCTTTATCATTTAAAAATTTTAAATTTTACTTATATATTAAAATAAGGAAGTATAGTTTTTGAAAGATTACCATTTCTTACCTTTTGTCTTAGGAACCTCAGGTAACCCAGATTTTTTCTTATTCGCAGTTGATATTGAAGTATTAAAATAATTACTTTGATCTGTCACTATTCTCACAGAATCATCTATAATTGCATTTGGTCCTAATTTACATAATCTTAAAACTGAATCACCAGTAATATGACCATCTATTTGGCATTGATATAAATATGAATCATTAACCTCAGTATTAATATCAATTTTAGCACCTTCTATTTTACTATTTAATATATTTGAATCTATTATTGAACCACCTTTAATATTACCATTAACAACTTCAGATGATATAATATTACAACTATTATATCTACCAGAATTAGCTGTACATTCAATAATATCAAGTCTATTTACATCAAATATAGTTCTAAAATCGGCTTCTACTAATTCTAATCTATTTTGCTGAGTATCAAAATTTAATATACAATTTGAAAGATTATATGTATTTTGTATTAAATCATACACCTCATCATAAAAATTTTCATAATATGCTTTCAAAATTGCATACTCATTCAATCTATCTACTTGAATATCAATTGTTGGAAAATTAGAAATAAAATCTTCATAATTAGTAAATGTTTTAAACATATTAATATTTTCAAATAGATATTCTCTCAATTCTTCCATATCATACTCATCTAATGGTTCATCCACACAATTCCAAGTCAAGGCTATAAAATAGTCCATCAATGTTAATATTTCAGAAGTTTTAAATTGATAATCTTTACCACCAATATATCTATACTCTAATCTACCCTTTTCAACAGTTTGAATATTGATACCATAATATTTTGTATCAGGTAATTCTAGATTATTAATAACGATATTAACAGCATCATTTGAATAGTCAAATCCTTTAAATGGTATTATTGCCTTTACAGTTTTAGCGTAAATATTATCTTGTCTTGTAGGGAAAAATCTATATACATAATCTTCATCTACATTAAGTATTAATTTTAATCTATTTAAATTTCCAAGAGTCTTTTCAGATTTTTTACCATCAAATGAAACATTTATATGTATTGAACATCTCTCATCAGTTTTAGCAACATCTTGTAAAATTCTTAAAATTTTTAATAATACTATCTTAGAATTTACATAAGGTATTGGTCCAGTAATTAATTCGACCATATCATAGCCACCTGAAAGGTCAGGCTCTATTTTAAAATTATCTTCATCTGGTTTAAATTTTGAGTGATATTGTCTAAATCCATGTATCTTAACTGGATTAAGTTCATTACCAAGGTATTCCATCAATTTGTAATAAGATTTGTTTGTATAAAATTCAAACTCAAATCCTACAATACTATTCTTTAATTTATTAAAATCATTTAAATATTCATTTGAAAATTTCTTCATAGTCTATATATATTATTCTGGGAACACAAAGAATAAAACTTTTACGTCACCTTCTCTAAAATCATCAGATATCAAAATACCATCCAATTTTTTCCATTCGATTGGACTTATATTTGTCCATTTTGCAATGTAACTAACTTCTTTAGAAAACCCAATTGGGGCACCACCACACATAGAACCAATAACATACCCTTCATTTTTTAGCCATTCTCTTGCTTCAGTTATAGCACCAAATGTACCAGAAGGCTTAAAATAAACTGCATATTGTACTCGTCTACCTGTATTTTCATCTCTACTACCAAATAATTCTTTTAACTGTTCTGGGTCTGATCCATAATTTTCAAAGGTTTTTAAATATTCCATTCAACTAAAATTCTTTTTCTTTATATATTAAAATTGAAAAAGAAAAAATGAAAATGAAATATATTTGTCATACTGGTGGCGCAATCGGCTCAGATATGAAATTTGAAAAAATATCAATAAAATATGGTATTAAAGTTAATGCATACTCATTTGAAGAACACAACTCACACTCAAAAAATAAAGTAATTCTAACCAATGATGAAATAGCAATCGGTTGGGAGAAAGCACAAAAAGCAGCAAAATCTTTAAGAAGAAATACACACAATTTATCTCCATATGTTAAAAAATTATTAGCAAGAGACTGGTATCAAGTTAAAAACTCCAGTGCAATATTTGCAGTTGGATACATTTTAAATCCAGGAGAACAGGGAGAAAGAATTCCTAATAAAACAAATAAACAAATTGTTGACGGTGGTACAGGATACGCAGTGGAGATGTCTATTCAATATAAAAAACCAGTCTTTGTTTTTAATCAAAAAGATAATAAATGGTATAAATGGACTTTCAATCAATTCAGAGAAATTGATTATATTCCAAAACTAACAGAAAATTTTGCAGGGGTTGGTACGAGAGAACTAACATTTGAGGGTGAATCAGCTATTGAGGAATTATATACTTCTAATTTCAGGTAAATCTCGAAGTTTAGGTAAATCCCTCAAAACTGGCATATTTTTAATAATTTTCTTAGGTTTAACACTTTCTTCATATATCTCAATATCACTTTCCAATTCTTCAATTTCGTGACATTTAGCATAATCTTGAATCCAAATACCTGATTGCCAAGTATCATTTGCTAAACCACCTGTACCATTAATACCTGCTGGATATCCCATTGTGCCTGATGAACCTGGGGTTCCTGACATACCCATTATACCTGATGAACCTGGTGTTCCTGACATACCTGAAGTTCCATCTGTGCCTGAACTACCTGATGTACCTGTAGGACCAAAAATATGATCTAACTTTTCTTTTCGTTGTTCTCTTATTATTTGACCTTTTGTTTTGCCATAATAGCCTAAATTTTCTGCAATATATTCTGAATACATAATATTTTTTTCTAAATTTTCTGCAATATATTCTGAATACATAATATTTTTTTCTAAATTTTCTGCAATATATTCTGAATATTTAATTGTATTCTCAATATTTTCTGCTAAGTAATCAGCATATTCCATTGAATTGCCAAAATTTGATAATCTTTTAAGATATTTATTGTTCATTTTATTTAAATTCTTTTTTCAATCTGATCAATTTTCATTTTTCTTTCCAACTTAAGTTGTTCTGATTGCTTTACAGTATTTTGTTGAAGATCAATATCTATTGTAAAAATTTTAATGTGATGTGATGTATAGTGATATCTAATTTTTCCTACTATAGGTATACCATCATTTAACATTTCTTTTAAGTTTTTACCATGTTGAGTATTTATTGTTCTAATATTAACTTTAACTTCCAAAGTTAAAGTATTCTCAACTATTACGATATCTTCTAATATATGTGAAACTCTCGCAAATGAGGTATCAAGATTTTCAACATTTTCCGAAAATTCACCATATATAACACCTAGTGAATCTTTGCGATTCTGCAATTCTAAAAATGCAGATTCAAATAATTTTTCAACAATAAAAGTACAAGTGAAATAATATTCATTTCCTTTCTTTTTTATATTTGTTATATTATTACTCCAATAACTTTTTTTAATCATAATTTAAATTTGAAATATTGAATTTAATACTGACAATCTCTTATTAATTGTTGGCAAACCAATTGGATTTAAGAATCGATTTACAATCTTTAAAAATGTCTTATCAAATTGAGTGTCATAATCTACTTGCACACCTTCTTTTTCTGTAAGTTCGGTTGGATGAAAACTTCTCATATATGCAAATACATCATTCTTAGGATGTTGACAATAATAGTATTTAATTCTACCACCTTTTATCATATCATATTTCACTTTATATTCTGAATTTTTATTCAATAAATAATTATGAAACGCTGCGGCTTTAACTCCAAAATGTGCACCTTTAACTGTAACTGAATCAGTCACATCATCTAACACTTTTGATTCATAATTAGAACAAGATGTTGTCATTGATATATCTTCAATATTAGCCATCATAAATTGTCTTTTCATATCTTTAACCAACTGAAGTATTTTTCTAATATTTAAATTGTGTGGATTACCAAAAATATATCTAAGGAAATCATAAATATTTTCCCTAACAAATGGTGGTGTGGAAGATTTAACAATCTCAACACCTTTTGGATAAAAATAAGATAAATTTTCATAGAAAATACCATCTTCCCAAGCCACATTATTGATATAATTTTTCTTTTCGATATGGAGTGCTGAACGATTAATTGTTTCTAACTCAAAATCATGAATATTTTTTACTCCAAATCTTTCTGCATATTCATCTAAATATTTTTTAAAAGTATTTTTAACTATCACTCTATCAAGATGTAATATAAAATCCAACTCATCACCTTTAAATTCACAAGATTTAATGATAGGTGCAAATGACACATATAATGAATCAGTATCACCATAAATAATAATGTGTTCTTCTCTAGGTATGGGTCGAATATTATCAAATTTGAATAATTCTCTATAATATTCTATTTCGTATCCATTTATCTCAAGTTTTTCAATTTTCTTCAAATCAAACATGTTGAGTTTATTTCTTAATTCTTCAAAACTTGAATGTGGATAATGTAAATTGTTTCCTTCTCTATCTAATAAGAAAAATTTCCCATCTTTTGAACCAATATATTCAACACCCAATTTCCTGTGTGATTCTACATCTAAATGCCATTCTTCATAAAAATATTGTTCTATTTTATCAAGCATATAATTAATAACATCACGACCCATAGCCGTAATTGCATTAGCAATATGTGAATTGGAAAGTACAAACTTAGGATGTGCAAAGGCACCATATGTACCATTAATAACAAGTTTCAACGCAAGTTGCATCGCTTTTGCAATATCGTATTCCTCTTGTGTTTTATTTATCTTCTTCTTTAACTCTGCTACTCTTTTTCTTTTCTCTTCTGCTGTCAATCATTTTGTATTATTTTTTCACTCTTTTTATATGTTTCTATTTAGATTTAGTTTAAATAATCTAAATGGATTTTTAAATTTAATATATAACAATATGGATAATAATAGCAATATACTAAAACAAGCTAAACAAGATGTTTTTAATGCTTTAGATGGGATAATTAAATCCTATCATATGAGAGGAATCTCATATTCTTCATTGAAAAAATATTATAAGAAAACTACAAACTTTGATGATATTCTTGAAGATATAAGAAATAAATCTATAAATCTTTTTGATGATGAAGCACAATATAAAAAATTCACCAAAGAAGTTCTTATGGATATGCTTGATGATAAAATTGCTCACGAAAAAGATCAAAAGAAATTAAAAAAATTCGAAAATTTTAAATAAAAATATATAAGTTATGGATATAATAAAATACACAGAGTTTGATCAAATAAATGAATTTCAAATACCTAATGTTAAATTAGAAGAATTTCTATATAATATCAAATTTGCAGGCAACTCACATAAAAAAGCACTATTATCACACTTTAACACCTTTGAACAATATGTTGATTTAATTGATAAGAAAAAACATCTATTTAAAGTAAATGATTTGTCAGGTGATATTTTAAACTCAGAACGAGTAGTGTTTAAGTCAATGGTATTTGATAAAGATGATGTTGAAAATATAAGAGAAAATGTCGTAACTTACGCACTTAGTGATTTTTATACTGATATTCCTGATATGTTAGATATTTTTGGAATACAAATAAAACCTATTACATTTATTGATAAAGATGCTGTTAAAACAACATTTCAACAAATAATCACTTTTGACCAAGCATTAACAATAATCGCAGCATTATCTAATTTTCATTATGATGGTGAATTAAATGGTTTCTATATTTGGAGTGACAAAAAAGTAAAACCAGAAATAAAATAATTAAACAAATGCTAGATAGAGAATCACAAATAAAAGAATTGTACGACTTAAAACATATTAATGATAATGAAACTCATACAGGGTTTGATTATGAAGAAAATCTTATGTCAAAATCATTATCAAATATAATGTTTCAAAATCCAATGACAAGGGGGTTTATCAATAGAATAAAACCAATGTATTTAAATATGATTGAATCAAACTTAATAATTAGAAATTTCTTCAATTATACAGTTTCAAAATATTACAATAGACATAGTAATTAATTTTTAAAATTAATATATAATAAAAAACAAGAGTAAAGGATGATACATAAAAAATATAAAGATTTCTTAAACGAACAAATGGGAAATAACTCTGATGTGTTTGCTATATTAGATTTAATGAAAGAGTTACCAACAAAAGAAATATTAGAATTTCGAGATTCTTTAGATGAATTGATTAATCAAAATGAAAGCCTTAATGAAAGTGTAATTGGAAATTGGTTGGTTAAAATGAAAGATAAATTTCATAGAGGTGTGTTTAATCAAATATGGAAATATATTATTAACAAGAAAAAAGATTTCTATATGGAAGTTAAAGAAAAACTTAATTGGTTTGATTTAGAGAATCTTGATGATGTGAAAGAATTGATCCCAAGTTTTAAATTAACTGGACTCTATTTAGCAGGTGGTATGGACAAAGCTGTTGATGTTGGTGCTGGTTGGAGACATGTTGTTGAAAACGAATTTGAAACATATAAAAGAAAAGAAAGTGATTTACCTGAAATAAATATGGGTGAATTTGGTGATGTACATCCTTGTAGAGTTATTGAAGGTGAATTTTTAAATATGTATCTTGCAGATCACAAGAAAACTGAAAAATTATACCCCTGTAGACCAGTAACTTTGAATCCTGTAAGAAAAGAAGTTGATAGAACAAAAGATCCAGAATTTGCCGCAGCGGCTAAAGGTTATAAATCATTTGGACAAGACACTCCACCTGAGGAATATGAACCAACAATTACTAACATAAGAACAACATTATCAAAAACAATCGAACCTGATGATGAGCACCTTGTAAGAATCACAGACGCTACATTTCTTGGATTAAATCCTGCAGCAGCTTCAGGAACATTTGGCGAAGCAGAAACATTATCATATATGAATAAACCTATATTTGTTTGGATGACAAGTCCAGGTTGGAGTTTTAGTGACTACTCAATGTGGACAATTCCTCATATGATGAAATTAGCAAGAAACGAATCTGAAATGAAAATATTAGTCAAAACTTTAATAGATTTTGCCGAAAAAAATAGATAAGATATTATGAAACATGTTAAAATATTTGAAAGCCCAGAATTTGGAAACATATTAGGAAAAACTAGAATGGCTGACTATAATAGCATACCAACACCAGAATCAAAACCAAATAATGTTATAGACATCTCTAAAATTGTGGAAATGGGGGACTCAACTGAACGTTCATTTTTTTCTTGGTTAAGCAAAAATAGTGTCACATGGTACCAAGTAGGTAGCAATTTAAACCGAATAGTATTTTTGATAGATGAAGATTTTGATAAAGTGAAACAGGCTTGGAATGAAATAGAACGAGCATAAAAAAAATTATTAACAATGAAACATATAAAGGTATTTGAAGATTATACAAACGATAGAGGTAGTACAGTTCATACAACATCAGGACCAGATAATACTGCATATTTAACAATGAAAATGTCAAAAATGCAAGACTTTTTAGATAAAAAAGGGGTTAAGTATGATAGATATAAAGTAATGTATGATGATGTACAAAAACTTTATGCTAAATATTTAAAAGAACACCCAACTGAAACAGGTGTATGGGGTGAAGATGCCTCAAGTCCTGCAATGAAGAATATTTAAAAATCATGAAACATTTAAAGGTATTTGTTAAACAAATAGGATAAAAAACCTCTCAATCTGAGAGGTTTTTCAATTTAAGAATTCTAGTAAATTTTGTGGTTCTAAATGAACATATATCAATCTTCTCATCGATAAGTCTTTCAATAATTTTTTGACTAATTAATTCATCTACAATTTGTGTAGGTTTACCAAACTGTCCTAATTCTCTGATTAATTGATTAGTAGTTATCCAACTACCACCTTCATATAATTCTATAAGTTTATTTAGAATATTTGGATCCATCTTCTTTTCTTAATTTTTCAACAAATTTCTTTACTCTTTCTTTATCAATATCAGTCATACTGTTTCTACGAGTGTTAATTTCAATTTGAAGTTGTTTTCTTTCTTCATCAGTCATATCAATTGAAAATACAAATGAATCTGCAATTTCTTCATCAGTATATTCTTCTCTAAGTTTTTTATATATTCTATCGGCTTCTTCTTTTTTCATTTTATATTTTTAGATAAATCTTCCATCAATTTTTCAAAATTTCGTTCAATCATCTTCTCATACTTAAGTCTATCATTTTCAACTTTTTTATTTAGAATCATTCTCATCTTTCTATAAAAATTTTCATGTATTTCTTTTTCAGTAAAAAATTGATGATTAGCAATTTTTATATATTTATGTTGTAATATTAAAAAATATCTTTCATCAGGAGTTATTAACATCCATTTCTCAGACTGTGGAAAAAATAAAGTCTTAGTTTCGTCAGCATATAGAAATTTTATAAATATATTAAATATGTCCCTTTCTTGTTGTGTTAATACATAATCAACATTAAACTTAATTTTTAATTTAGCGTATATTTTAAGAATTTTCCTTTTCATACTTTTTTTGGTCTCACAAACAACGACATTCTTTTCCCTTCTAATTTTGGCATAGATTCAGCGACACCATAATCTTTTAATGATTCAACAAAACTTAAAATCATAAATTCACCCTTATCTCTAAACATAATCTCTCTACCTCTAAAGAATATTGTTACTTTAACTTTATTATTTTCTTGTAGAAATTTAATAGCATGTTTTAGTTTAAAATCAAAATCATGTTCATCAGTATTAGGTGTTAACCTAATTTCTTTCATTTGCATTTGAGATAATTTTTGTTTCTTTTGTTGCTCTTTATCTTTCTTTCTCTTATCATACAAATATTTTTGATAATCCATAATTTTACAAACTGGAGGTCTTGCATTTGGTGATATCTCAACCAAATCTAAATCCATTTCATTCGCCATCGAAATTGCTACTTTGGTATCATAAATGCCAGGTTCTACATTCTCGCCAACTAACCTAATTTCAGGTACTCTAATTTGTTTATTTATTCTGTAACTTACTTCTTTTTTGTTCATCTAATTTTTATTTTTTATAGTAAATCTACTTTTCTTCCAAGTTTTTCACCAAGAATTAAAAATACTATTCCAATACCCCCTATTAACATAAATACCACAATAGGAATGAATAGTATATATCTCAAAATCGTTTTCATATTCTCTTATCTTTTTTACTATCCCAATATTGTTTCCTATTATCAGGATATTTAGATGGATTTAAATAAATTTTATCAAATTCATCATTTGAAAAATAATTATATAATTTTAATTTTTCATATGGTTCTGGATTTTTCATTTCTTGAACCAAATTATTTAAATCTTTTATTTTTAATGCATATTTTTCCGCTTCATATTTATCTCTCTTATTTGATATTAATTTATCAACTAATCTTTGCCATAAAAATACACGATAACCTTCATCTAATTTCTGTATAGATTTTCTAATTCCAATATGGTCCTGATCATAAAAAAACTGTAACTGTAAATCATCATCATTTTCTAATAAAAAGTCCATATCTTCTGTACTATTAATACCAATTGCCCCTATTGAATTTGGATAAAAAATAGAATCCAAATAACCTTCAAACATAGTAACAGGTTTTTCCCAATTAACATTTAATATATTATAAAAATTAGATAATTTATTATATGATAAAGCTTCAATTTCATCTAATGGATCATCTTCATGCAAGATATTATATAACTTTTCAAAATTATAAGTTTTAAAAAGTCGCTTCTTCTTTTCACTTTTTAAATTACGAACTTGCATACCCAAAACTTTATCACCAGACTTGTTTAGGATGATTATAACAGGTTCTATCCATTTTGGTGATATGTGATACTTTGCTTCATATAAGTTCGTGAAATCACTTATAAACCTTTCATATTTTAAATATTGAAACACTCTTGAATTTTTTTGAATAGGTCCAAAATCTGAAAATTCAGTTTCTGGATGACTATTAAAGAAATCACAAATTTCATTAATATCCATTAATTTATCTAATCGTTGAGCCACAAAATTATCATCTTTGCGACTATACTTAGCATTGATATCTATATAATTATAAATATCAACTTTTTTCTCTAAGTCAATATCAATATTAAAATTTTTCAAAAGTTTTAAAAAAGATCTAGAACAACCATCTTCGTTAAAACAAATATACATCATATTCTTAAAATAAAGATTACCACGTTTTTTACTCGCAACTTTTTCAGAATCACCACAAATAGGACAAGCAAAATTTAGTCGTTCAGGATATTCTCTAATATCCTGTTTTCTACTCTCAGAATGTGCATGATTTAAAACTTCTTGTATCTTAGATTTAACGTAACCTTTATCTAATTCAATACTTTCTTTCATATATTTTATATATCAATTATATAATAATAAGTTTTTAGTAAACTAATTTCTTATTTTCATTTATATAAAGAAAAAAATTATTAGTTGAAAAATATAGCAGTATTTTTAAGTTGTTCAGGTATGGGGGATATCATATCATCAATACCCACTATAAAACTCTTACACAACCTATACCAAAAAAACATTTTAGTTTTTACACATAATATAGAATTATTAAAAAACTATCCTTACATAGATGTGAGAGAATTCGATAATAATGAAATTAATAGATTATCATCAGATCCAAATTGGATAGTTATAGACACATTTAATTTATCAAAAGATATTCACCCAAGAATCGATATTAGACAGTTTCACGCAAATAAGATTGGTGCTCAACTTTTACCCGAAGAAATGAATATTGAATTCTATCCTAATGATTATATACCTATTGAAAATTTGCCAAAAGATTATATCGTAATACATCCAGTAAAAACTTGGCCTTCAAGAACTTGGGAAGAACATAGATGGCAAAATTTGGTAAATATTATCGACACTTACAATATACCTATTGTTGCTATTGGTAAAAGTTCATCTGAAATCGGAACATATAACACACAAAAACCCACATTTGACATAGAAATTAAAAATGGGTTAAACTTAATGAACAAAATTTCTATACATCAAACATGGCACATATTAAATAAATCTACCGTAGTTATTACTATGGATTCTGGCATATTACACCTTGCTGGTATGACAGATGCGGCAATTATACAATTAGGTAGTTCAATTGATCCAAGATTTAGAGCACCATATAGAAATAATCGTCAAAACTATAAATATAAATATATCTCTGGTGATTGTAAATTATTGTGTGCATCTGATATGACATATTATATGAAATATAATGGCGAATTTAATAAAATTGCACCTATACCATTTTGTTTAGAAAAGCCTGAAAGTATTGGTGATCAAAGTCTAAATGCGGATATTTATAAATGTCATCCTTCTGTTGGTAGTGTGGTTGATGAAACTGTTAGAATGTATAATATGTATAAAAATAAGAAAAAAATTGTGAATGTACAAACAGATAATGTAGGTAAAATAATATTATAAATTACATATTATATTTATCAAATTCTTCACCCATTTCAAGCCACTTTTTATATTTAGGATCATCTCTCAACTCTGGACTAAATCCTACATCTTTAACAAATAAATCCTTACCAAAATCTATCAAGGCTTTTTGTGCTTCTGGTTCTTTCAAAATTTCACGTTTAAGACTTTTATAATCACCACCTTCTTCTAAAAAATATAAAAACAACTCTTTATCATCTTTTGCCCATTCAAATGCATGTTGGTAGAATAAAAGACTTTCCTTAGATTTACCAGGATTTTTAAAGAAATTATCAACAGATTCTTTATATTTTTTATCACTCTTTAATTGCTTATTAAAATATCCAAGATTCTCCAATATGTAGTTATATTTATTATAATCTATCAAAGTCTTTTGTACACCAGTATCATTCAATCTACTTACACTTAGTTTAAGTTTATAATTATTGTCTAATAGATATTTGAAAATATCTTCATCATAAGATGCATTTTCTAATGTGTCATCAGTTGATCTTGCGCCTTTACTTACAAAAAATTTAACGAGTTCCAAATCATCAGTTGCAATTGCCATATCTAACAATTTTGATAATTCCTCAGTTGTTTCTAATTTTTGTTCAAATAATTTATATTTTGTTATTACCATAATGCTTTATTAATTTTTTAATATAATCGGTTTCTAACACACTCATCAGTATCTTTTGTTGTTGGTGAAGAATATAAATAATCAAAATTTGGTTTTTTCATATTTATAAAATCAAATTCCCTTAAAACATAATACATATTACCATAAGAGCCAGATGAATAATCAGTTTCATCTCTATAAGTATAATCATCTTTTAATTTTTCTATAACATCATCTAAATCTACCTCAACTTTAACCCATAACATTTCAACATTTTTTTCTCCCTTTTTTGTAGATACCCACTTATAAGAACCAATACCCTCTTTAAAATTTTTATTAACCGCATTATATACAGCATCAGATTCTGCATTATCATGTGCATCAGATATACCAAATTGTATTTGTAATTTTAAATCTTCCATACCACCATCTTTCATATGCTCATCTAAATCTTCATCACCAAAATAAATATTACCATTTTCTATTCTCAAATTATCTTTTGTAAGAAAAATATCTTCATCATCAACATCTATTGAACAATCATTTTTGTCACAATATTCTATCACAGATTTTAATGTTTCCTCTGAAAAATCATTAAAACTAAAATCATAATCATAATAATCTGAACGTTGCCAATCTTCCCACATATCACCATTTAAAACTTTTGCTTCAAAATCAAAATCACTTGGTAATGCATCTTCAAAATCATTAAACTCCATCCAAAATTCACCATCTTCATCAACTTCTAATTCCATGACTTTAGCAAATTGTTCTTTCGTAATATACTTATAATGATACAATACTAATGCACCTAATTCGTTCCAATTCAATTTAACCAATTCATATTGTTGAATAAAATTATCTAATTCCTCTTTTGTATATCCAATAGCATCACCATATTCTTCATATGCTACTATCATTGATATTAATAATTGTACAATCGATTCCATTTATAAATTATATTTTTCTGTTTCTTGTTCTATCTCCCAATTTTTTCTATACTCATCACTCATATAATATTTAAATTTTTCTAAGAGTTCCTTTAATTCATTTAAATTTAACCTGATATATGTTGTTAACTGACCTATTTTAATATCTCTATCCGCTTCAAATTCATCAAACCCTTCTGGTTCAAAATGAAATATAATAGTAAATTTTACATCTTTGATTTTTTTCTTATTTTCATCTAAATTTACATATTGTTTAATTTCTATATGTTCATCACCAAATTCAGAACGATATCTATAATATGGTGGTATTATTTTAACAGAATCAATAGGTTCATTTTCCATATCATGTAGAGAACTATCAACATCTTTGAATAATGTTTTATATTGTTTTTTCCATCTTTTTAAATTTTTTTCCTCTCTTATAATATAAATTACATCTCTTAATGGAGTCCTAGCCAAATGTATATTAATATTGGTCACCGCTTCACGATACTTATCTAAAAATCTTTGTCTAAATCTATCTTTTGATTCTTCTTTTTCTCTTTGTTTTTCTTCTTTTGTTTTCTTTCTCTTTTGTTCTTTTATCCATTCGGGGTCATATTGTAAATATTTCTGTTTAGCAATTTCTAATCCTTTATTACCAACTAAAGACATAAACCTATCATAAAGTTCAGGATTTTCATCTTTAACTTTATTAAGGAATTCACGATTTTCATCATCCTTCATTATATCAAATACTCTAAATTCAAATAATTTCTTCATTATAAATTATACTTTTCTCCTTCTTTTTCTGCTTCTTTTCGTAACATTTCTTCTTTATGTGCTCTTTCGTGTTCTAGCCTCTTAGATTCATCTTCATCTATAATAAAACTATTATCAATCAATGTTTCTAATATTTTTTGTGCAAATTCATCGTCATCTATATCATCTGGATCTAATGATTTACTATAACTCATACCCTTTTTACTATATCCCATTAAATACCCATAATTATGATCAGTCGTACACCATGTAATATAATTACAATCAGCCAAATCCATAATTTCTCGAATAGATTTTGGTACATTTTCTTTCGGCACATTACGAATATAAGAATCACTTGATGACCAAGGACTAAATTGATAACCGTCTCCATGATAATCATTATCATAATATGATATACTTTCACAAAGCATTTCATTTATTCTTGGTAAATGAAAAGGATCAATCCACCAAGCCAATTTGTTCATTCTCTTTGATGAAAAATATTTCATATATTTTTTAACAACATCACAATGCCCTTTATGTTCTTCAAATAGTTTTAAATGTTTCATTATAAATTATATTTTCCTGCTTCATATTCAACCTCTTTCTTGTGATAATACTCACCTAACAAGTTCTTATATTTTTTCAAAATTCGAGGGTTCACTTTTAAAGGTTCATAATCTCCACGAATATCAAAACACTCATCAATAAAAGCTTTATATGCCTCTGGATGAGTTGAAAAAAGTATATCTTGGAATTTAAATGAATTTCCTTTTTCCTGTTCATCATTTTCAAGAATTAGTCCAAATATCCAAGTTGTAAATTTAATAGGCTCTTTATGTATTTTTAATATGTTAATAAAATCATCAATATCACCTGCGACCATTTCTAGATGATATTCTATTGTAAATCTTACATCACCACAAGCCTTCATAAGTGCATCAACAACTTTATTTGGTAACTCTAATAACCCACATTTTATCTCTTTTGATTTATATTTTTTGCCACGGAATCCCACTTTTTCTTCACCTTGTGTATAATCTATATATTCTATATCATAACCATCATCAGTTTTTTCAATATATTCAAATTGATAATTTTCATCTGGATCTGTATTACCAATAGTAAAATACTTCAATTTATACTTTTCCATAAAGTCTATAAACTTTTTAAGTTTTTTCAAAGCAACTATCTTATCATCAATATATCCTTCAAATGTTTTTAATGTTTTCATATATTATAAATTATATTTATCAACTGTTTTTTTAAGTTGTTTTTCTTCGTAATTTGTCATTATTTTCCAAATCTCATATTCTTCTTCTTCTGTAAATCCTTCTAAATGATAAGAATAATACGTATTTTCACCTGTCACATAATTTTCATCAGGTGAAGCAGAATACCAAATATCTGTATGGAAATCACTCGATGAAGGTTCATATGCATAATGATTTTTTAAAAATTCAACAGCCTTATCTATCACAGTTATATCTTCATCATCATACTCATCAGGTAACATAGACTCACCTTCTTCATCACGCCAACCACTCTCAGCATAATCACCATCTTCTAAACTCTCAGGAGTAGTAGTTTGATAAGTTGTTGTAATCTTTTTATCATTAACATAGGATTCAAACGTCTTTAATGTTTTCATATTGATATATATTAAAAAACCTCATCAATTTTTGATGAGGTTTTAATTTTATTCTAAAATAATAATTAATCAACTAATTTATCAATGTAAATTTTCTTACCAAATTTTAAATTTGAAGCATCTAAATTATCCGTAACAATCCACATTACTCTCTTAATATATTGTCTGAGTCCAAATTGACCAGAACTTGGTGCAGAGCCATAAGCATCTGTAAAATATATAAAAAATGCTGGTTGACGACCTTTCTTTAATAAATTTTGTTGAACCCAATCAAACGGTGGCACAAAACTTGTACCGCCACCACCTTGAGGTTTCAATTTATTCAATTTGAAACTTTTGTCAACTCGTTGAAATACTTGTACACCTTGTGGATTTTTTGTATTACTAGACGAACTCCAACCAGGTATTGTACTATCACACCAGATTACATAACAACGTTCAATTTGAAATTGTCCAAATAATTTTAACAATTCCGCACCAAATTTATCTAACGTATCCTGAGTTATAGAACCTGAAGTATCAATAGCAATCACAACATCTTTAAACATAGATTTATCGACTTGTTTAGGACCAGGTAAATACATATCTTTATAAATAAACCGTTTATTAAAGAATCCATAATCTAATTCTTGCATTGCATTATTTACAAATTTTTTCAATTCAGTTTTCCAATTAACCTTTGCCTTATTCGCCTTTTTAATCCATCTATCCATTCCAGCAGAACCAACACCTTGTGATCTTGTTGATGCTTGTTGTCTAATTTTTTTCCATACATTTTCTAAATCACTAGCACTTTTAGCATTTTCAACATCTGGATTTCCAGCACCTTCTTGTCCTTTAAAAATTTCTTCACCAACTTTTTCAATAGAACCAACAGGCTTGATGTCTTGTCCGATAGTATTATCTCCACCTTGACCACCACCTTGACCTTGTTGTGGTTTACCACTACCTTGTCCTGGTTGTCCTTGACCGCCACCACCGCCACCTTTTTGATCATTTTTTATTAATTCATATATCTGTTCTGCGCCCATATCACGATAGGTTTGATCCAATAATATCTTTTTTGGTGTTGATAATATCTTCATTTCCCTCGCCATATCATCAATTAAAAGATTAATAGCATAATCAGCAGCATAATTCCAAACTTTAGCATCTCTACCGCCTTGTCTATTAAAATGAAAATTAGCATTATGCATAAGTTCATGAATAATAACAAATACTACTTCTTCTTCTGTCAACGAATTTACAAAATCTGCACTATATCCAATAGCCTTACCATCGGTACACATAGTATCACAAAATTCATTAGGAACTTCCATTATTTTCAAACTAAAAAGTAAATCTGCAAAAAAACCAAAATGATTAACAATTTGAGATGAACATTTTCTCATCATTGTTAAGGCTTTTCTATCAGCCTTATCACTAAGCATCATTTCATTAATCTTTATAATTTGTTGATATCTTTTAAATTTTATTAACATAAGTATATTATTTTTTACATATTATCAGGTATACCATCTTTATATTCATCTTCTTTACCTAAACTTTTTACTTCTTCAAACCATTTTTTAACACCTTCCCACCATATTGTTTTGTAAGGTTCTTCTTCTTTCAAATAAGTCACACCTTTATTGGTATGTGCTAATTTAACAAAAGAAAGTAATGATGTTTTAGTTTCAAAATTTGGAAGACTTAATGCGTAAGCTATAATATTCTTTAATTCTTCTGGTTTTAATCTTTCGCCTTTCTTATAAAAAGCAATAGAATACATAGCGGCTCTACCTTCATTTAAATTCTTTGGTGGATGTTTTGCTTTTACACCCTTTTCATATACATCTTTAACATCTCTTTCATTAAATTTCTCTTTCAACTTAAGATAATCCATAAATGCGACAGCGGCTTGTGTACCTACAAATCTAGTATATACTTTTCTTTTCTTTTTTTCATCAACTTTAAATTCTTTATTTAAACTATAAATAAATTGTGATGCCTTAGTCCACGCTCTTGGTGATGCCCAAGCTGATGAACCATCATCAGATTCTAATCTATGGAAATAATCTTTGTAGAAGTTTAAGAATCCAATTAAGTCAGGGTCAACAAATTTCTTAGATACTGCCCACTCTGTCCAACGTTTAACTGTTGGTACAAAATTAATATGTTGGAATCTGTTGGCTAATGCTGGTTCAATTTCAACAGCATCAAAACCAATATCTTCTTTTCTATTACCAGCAGCAATTATAATCCATTTACTTGGTAATGCATAATCACCAATTTTACCATCAAGACATAAAGGAAGTGCCGCAGACAATACCATTTTAGGTGCTCTATTTAACTCATCTAAAAAGAAAATACCACCTTTACCATTTGCTCCATTATCAGTAGGGAAAATAACAGGTAATTTATTTACAGTTCTTTCACCACTTGTGTCGCCTGGTGTGGCTTCTTTATCTAAGTTTTCAATTTTTGGAACGCCTCTAAATTCAGTAGGTTCAATCTGAGATAAGTGAAAAACAATAATATCAAGACCCAATTCTTTAGCAGTATCAATTACAATCTCTGTTTTACCAATACCTGGTGCTCCCCAAAGAAAGATAGCTGAATGATCATTTTGACTTATTCTATAATTATAGGCATCAATAACAGCTTCACGAATCTCATCAGAATCTTCATTTGAAATATTTTGATCAACATGTGTTAATTCAACAAGTTCTTCATTCAATTTACCTTCATTGCTCATACCATTAGCAAAATGTACTTCTACACCTTTTGGTAATTCATTTTTTTGAATTAAAAACTTCAATAAACGCCACCAAGCACCGTTTTTAAATTTCTTTTGATATAGTTCCACAGTCTTTCTCCATATATCTTGGAAGACATTTTCATTAAGTTTGAAATCTTCAAATTTTTGTAATTTTTTCATATCTAGATTTTAATTTTTTTTAATATATATTCTATATATTTTTTTTTATAATCAAAAAAACGTATATTTGCATATTGGATCAAAAATATCTAAAAAAAGATGAAAAAAGATATAAAATATGTATGGGCAATTGAAACTATCGTTGAACGCAGAAGTAAAAGTTCTGTGAAACATGGTATTATCAAAGGTAAAAAATATGAAGTTTTTTCAGAATTTGAAACTGATGAAATGTTATCTGGACTTTGTTACATCATACTAACCGAAAGTAATAACTTAATGCCATTTGATTCTAAATATTTTATTACTGATTTAGAGTATGAATCAAAGAAATATAACCTTTAATCTCTTTCTCGTCTTTCTCTAATCTCCTTTTTCTTATTATAATAAACAATACAATCAAAATTTCTTATCTCCTTATAAAGATAAGATTTTAATTTATCAATATCACCTTTAATATTGATTGTTCCATTTTGAAAAACCTTTATTTCGATTTTTCCCAAATCTTGCCAATCTCCAAGATTTTTCAACGAAAAATCATTAGGTTCTTCATTGTATAATAATCTATACAATTTTTCAAAATCAAAATTAGAATCATAATCATTTACTTTAACAAAATTCTTATCCAAATTATACACATCCGCAGACCAATCAAAATCAGGCTCACCTTTTATATTATACTTTCTTTTAAATTTAACCCAATCTATAATTTCCTTTTTACTTGGTGATGATGAAGGTTTTCTACATGATGCATCTGGTTTTAAATAATAATGATTTATTAATTCTTTTATTTTATCATCTGGCTTAAATTTTTGGAAAAAATTCTTAATAGTTTTATCAATTTCATCATAATCTGTCATATTAGAAACCAATTCATTCAACTTAGATTTAAATTTATCTTCTTCTATACCAAGAGTATTATTTTTATTAATTAAGTTAGACACCTTATATTCATGTGCTTTCCAATCACCAACATAATATCCAAAACCTTGATCACTCAAGCCATCAATAACCATCTTTAATTGTTCTCTATTTTTTATTATGGGTAATTTTTGTTTATTTTCAGCCATTATAAATTGTATTTTTCAGTTTCTCTAAAATGAGATAAATCCCCCATAAATTTAGGATCACGTTTAAATCTACCAACTTTAAAATTATGAGAATATTTTTCTGGATTTTTCTGGAATTCCTCTTTGAATTTTTTGATAAATTTAGGAATTGCAGTTTCTTCCAAAAATATATCATTATCAGAACATTGACCTTCAAAAAATACAGAATACTTGTATCCTTTATCATAACCTTCACCAACTTCAAAATTTATAGTGTCCCTTGTTATTGACAATTCTTTCCAGTCATCCTTTAATATGGAATCTAATTCACTCTCATAATATAGATTTTTACTATATTTTTTATCTTCAAATAATTTTAAATATTTCATAAATTATATTTATTTGCACTTCTTCTTATTTTAAATTTTTCCCATTCTTCAGGATATTTTTCAATAATGATATCCTTTGCAAACTTATTTAAATGATCTTCCCAACCATCAATCTTATAATATTTACTATCTAATCTATCTAACTCACCTGAATAACTATCTGCTGGATTTATATAACCACTACCATCACATTCTTCACAAGAATTATAAACAGTACCATCTCCACCACATTCAGGACAATCTTGTTCTATTTCACCTTCACCATTACATTCAGGACAATCTTCAATTTCACCATCATCACCTTCATATTCACCTTCACCACTACAATTACCACAACTATCCATAATCACACCACGATCACATTCATAACAATCTTCTTCAACTTCACCATCTCCATTACATTCATCACATCTTTCATCACCCTCACTTAAATGTCCAAATACATCACCAGAATCCTCCATAACAACAAATATATTTTTACCTAATTCAGTTTCATCTAATCCTGCTTTCTTAAACCATTCAATCATTTGTTCATGTAATTCAATATCTTTATGATTACCACCATATCCACTACTACCCGCAGATGCATAACCATTATCAAAATATTGAATATGTCCACCATTACCAACCTGTTGATTATATTTACCTAACAATATCAATAACGCAAATTTATATCCAAATTCTTTCTCCATTTTATAAACCATTTCACTATATGATTTTACATCACTACCTTGCCACCAATTATAACCAACATCTAATATTGCTTGATGGAAATCTTCATCAGTTGACGATTCTGTAAAAAGAAAAGGACATTCTTCATTAGTTTCATATATTTTTCTACCAAAATCTTTAAATTCTCTTATAATTTTCATCACTATAAATTACTTTTACATATATATTAAAATATTTAGCAAACTTTTAAGACTTACATGCATTAATATATATTAATGGTATAAGGTGATAACTGGAAAGTGAATCAATAAGAAACCGAAAATGATGTGTCAACGTACACTTAACTATCGGTGAGGTACAGAGTTGCCAGTCTTTCCGTTTGATTCCGAATCATGTCAAGTGATCCTAATAGGTATTGTTTCTCGTAGTAGGGTACCGACTATGTTGAAATAATACCTGGTTAGGAACCATTTTTTTTATTAAATATTTTTCATAATTTTGCATTATGGAAATTAATGAAGAAATAAAAGATTGGCAAATAGCACAACTCATGTTCGGTATAAATACCAAAAAAGAATGTAATTTCATTAAGAAATTAAGAAAAAATTATTCAATCGAAACTCTTGATAAAGATTACAGTATAATATATGACACAACCTTAGTTGACGATTGTGGGTGGGTAATCTCAAATGAACTATTAATAAATTAAAAATGAAAATTGACGATAAAAATGTAATTTCTTTTAAAGATTATCAAGAAAAATATACTGATAAAGATAGAAATGAAAATTGGCACAATTACTGGGAAACATATTTAGAACCATTATATGAAATAGAATATTGGAAACTTATAGATAAAGTCAATATAAGGGATTTACTTGAGGATATTATAGAAAGATTTGATTTTGAAACAGTTGAGAATCATATGAAATCAGTTAATTGGACTTGGCAAGATAGAAAAACAACACCAACTATCAAAAATTTAAAATCTTGTGTACTTAGTTTAATAGGTGGTATATGTGAAAAATCCACTTTCACATATAATCCTTCCACAAGTTCCACAGGTGGATTCTATGTGTCATTATTTCTAATAAATAATAAACCTTATAAAATTAAGGTAGAATTTAAAAAACAAAATGGTGAAAAAATCACTGAAGAAACAAATATTAAATTAATAAGAAAAAAGAAATTAGAAACAATTAATAATATATAAAATAAAAATAATAATTATGTTACACAACTGGAAAATGTTCAATGAAAATTTTATTAAAAATTCTTATAACTTTATAAAGTTAGTCAATATGTTAAGAGGTTGGGAAAGAAAATATACTCCCGAAGAATACGATGGAGTTATTGAAAAGGCTTTTAAATTAATAAATAGTTATGGTTTAAAACCAGGCAAATTGTCACCACCATTTACATTACCAAACGAACAACTAAAACAAGAATTTATTATAAAATTTTTGAAAGCCGCTGAATATAATGGATATGAAGTAATATCAACACCAAAAGATTCTAACTACACAACATTTAATTTTAAAATTAAAGAATAATATGAAATCATTTAGAGATCACATTAAACAAATTGGAAAGAATTTAATAAATAAAACCACAACTGAAGGTGGAGCAGATGGTGATGGTGTTCTCACACATATACCTGGTAAAATTAACGTGGAAAATATTAACACTATGAATATTTGGAATATTGTATGGAATTCTAAATATGCACAAAGACGACCAAGAACAAAAAAACAATTCCAAGATCAAATGGAATATAATCATGTTATACACGGAATTGATTATAATAAAGCAAAAAAACAATTTGGACAACAAAATGGCACTTTCAGAGGTGAATTTTTTTATAAAATTTGGAAATTTGAATATATGGGATATGAATTTCTACTATTTTGTGACGGTCCAAACGCAGGTAAAGGTTCATCAATAGAAATTATTGGTAGATATGATGAAAATGATTATATGAATAACAAAGAATTATACAACGCAACAATAGGATTTGAAAATAAAATGTATAAAATTTTCAAATAAATTAAACAAAAACTTTTTTTTATCATAAATAGTCGTATATTTGCAGTCTAATTAAAAAATAAATTAATAAAAATGGATAGAGAAGAATTGTTAAACGAATTGTTGGATTATTTAGACCATACAGGTAATTATTACAACTTTTTAAACTGGGAAGAAGAAAGAGGTTATGAAATAACAGAAATCGAAGAAACAATTGAAGAAGTAAGAGAATTGTAAAAATAGAAAAAAGAGACTTTAAAATTAAAATATATAAACAAAAAAATAGGAGAAATCTAAAATGATGGCAATAAGTAAACATAGTAAATTTTCGTTCTGGTTTAGTTCACACAAAACCAAGTTCAGGTTTATTATGCCTTATTCAAATCATATGAAATAAAAATTTTTCATATAAGATAAAAGGAAAAACCTGAACTTAAAAGTTCAGGTTTTTTTACTTTAGTGAACTTTTGTTCTTTGACATCTTGAAATAATTGGAAAGTGAAGCAGTGCCATGGAGGTGCGACTTGTCTTGAAAACAAGGTCTCGTTAAATCGGGTGGGGATCGAGTCCTCCACTTTCCGCTGTGTTAGTAGTTCCGTAATAGGCTAACGGTCCAGATTGTGACTCTGGTGAAGTAAAATTCCTTGCGGGTTCGAGTCCCGTCTAACACCACGGGTCATTTTTAATCTTTTTTATTTAATATATACAAATAAAAAAGATTAAAAATGACAAAAAAATCAAAAAAATATCATTTTTTCTATAAGACGACAAATTTGATAAATAATAAATATTATTATGGAGTACATAGTACAAAAAACTTAAAAGATGGTTATTTAGGCTCAGGAAAATATTTAAGAAGAAGTATAAATAAATATGGTGAAGAAAATTTTAAAATAGAAATAATAGAATTCTTTGACGATAGAGATGCATTATTAGAAAAAGAAAAAGAATTTGTAAACGAAAATGTAATATCAGATAAAAATTGTATGAATTTAAGAACGGGGGGATTTGGTGGATTTTCATCAGAAGAACAAAGAAAAAATGCAGATAAATCAAATGAAAAACAAAAATGGCTTAAAGAAAATGACAAAGAATGGTATAAAAAGAAATGTAATAGTATAAAAATTGCATTATTGAAACAATATGATGATGGTGTAAGGGAAAAATTATATTTTTATAATTGGAATGATAAAAAACATTCTGAAGAAACAAAAAGAAAAATAGGAGAGAAAAATTCAATTAAACAAAAAGGAGAGAAAAATTCACAATTTGGAACTTGTTGGGTTATGAATAAAGACAAAAGTATTAAAATTAGAAAAGAAGATTTAGAAAAATATCTATCATCAGGTTGGATAAAAGGTAGAAAAATAAAATAATGGAGAAGAAGCTAACTTAGTAGAAGCACTGGTCTGAAAAACCAGAGGATCAGGAGCGTAACCTGAGTTCTCCACCAAAATACATCCGCTCATTGGCGTGACCTGCGGGCTCCAACCCCGTTCTTTTGAGTAGCAATATAGGTGAGGGTTCGAATCCCTACGGGTGTGCATAATTCGCAATTCACGAATTGCGAATTCATATGGTGTTTCAAGCATTAAGGTGATGTGCTAGACTGTGAATCTAGAGAACTCGGATCAATACCGAGGTTACACCCAAAAAATTGTTAGTCGTCCCGAAGTGGCTATAAAAATCAATTCCCCTGTTCGGGAGTACCTGTGTCTAACAATATGCGTCCGTGGCAGAGCGGCTATGCTCCTGACTCTTAATCAGGGATGGAAACATCAACGTAGGTTCGATTCCTACTGGGCGCACAAATTGAATAACAAGCGTCTGTAGCTCCAAAAGCGCAGAGCAACAGGTTTTTACCCTGTGGGTTGTAGGTTCGAATCCTACCAGGCGCACTTGTGGTTTTATGGTAGTATCATTCCCACATTCTTCGGAAGAAAATGCAAATCTACCAATATCCGTCTGTGGCAGAGTTGGCTTATGCTCCTGACTTTTAATCAGGGTTGGAAACAACAACGGGGGTTCGAATCCTCCCAGGCGGACAAACTTTTAAAGAATACTTTCAGCAAACACCAAATGGTAAAACACAAACTGAAATTTTGTTATAGGGGTTCAATTCCTCAAAACTCAGAAATGAGTCCGTATTCTGTAAAGTTTTTATGGAACCTTCGTATAGGTGGTCGTTCGTACACTGGTCTGAAAAACCAGAGGCACCAGTTCAACTCTGGTAGGTTCCACTCAAAACTATGTCTGTTTGGCGGGAACCAATTAAGACAATTTATTATCCTTGGCTATGATAAATTGAAGCAGACAACACGGTTAGCAGCTTAACAGGTCAAGCCTCGCACTTTTAATGCGATGATAGTGAGTTCGAGTCTCACCTAACCGACAAGAACAAAATACGTCTATGGTGTAACGGTAGCATGTGACTCTCCAAAAGTCCTGGTCCGAGTTCGAATCTTGGTAGGCGTGCCATCAAAACTAAAAAATGGGTTCAAATTTTTATATATACAATAAAAAGATGAATAAAATGAATAAAATAGAAATTTTTGGAGTTGAGAATATTGAAAATCTTTTAAATGAATCGAAATCATTAAGAGAAGTCTTAAATAAAATAGGATATAATACAAATGGTAGTGGTGGATATCAAACTTTTAAAAATTATTGTCAAAATAACAATATAGAAATCCCAAAATATAATCACTACGGAAGTGGCGGATATCAAGCAGCATTTGAAAATTCAAAAGTTTTTGTTGAAAATTCAACATATTCAAGACAACGGTTAAAAGCAAGAATAATTAAACAAAATTTAATTGAATATAAATGCGAAAAATGTAAAAATATAGGTGAATGGATGAATGAAAAATTGTCATTACAATTAGAACACAAAAATGGGATAAATAATGATAATAGAATTGAAAATTTGTGTTTTTTATGTCCAAATTGCCACACACAAACTGACACATACGCAAGTAAAAAAAGGAATGTAAAGGTAAAAAAAGTAAAAAAATTACAAGAAATTAATCGATGTCAATGTGGTAAAAAAATTTTAAAAAAAAATGAAATGTGTTTTGATTGTCACAATATAAAACAAAGAAAGGTGAAAAATAGACCATCTTATGAACAATTGCTAAACGATATAGAAAAAACGAATTTTACAAAAACTGGTAAAAAATATGGTGTAAGTGATAATACAATAAGAAAATGGTTAAAAAAATACGAAAATAATATGGAGAGTAAACCTAAACGGTGATAGGGCTTGCCTGCTAAGCAAAGTGTACGGGAAACTGTATTCGGTTCGACTCCGATGCTCTCCGCAAAGAATACTAACAGCAAACTACAAAAACTCAAACTTTTAATTTGAAACCAAATAGTATTCTGTGTATAGTAGGTTGGCAGAGCGGTCATCGCACTTGCTTGGAAAGCAAGAGTACGGGAAACTGTACCATTGGTTCGAATCCAATACCTACTGCAAATGGAGAGGTGTCAGAGTCAGGTTTAATGAGATAGTCTTGAAAACTATTGAACCTTAACGGGTTCCCAGGGTTCGAATCCCTGTCTCTCCACCAAATAAAATGGTTAAATTTTTTATATATAGTTAATGTTTACAAATTTTGACAATTTTATAAACGAGTGGAACACAGGACATGATGATAGTAATGATAGTAATGCTAGAAAATACTATAAAGGTGAGCCATTCAATAAATCTTTTGCTTACAATTTAAATAGATTTAGAGAATCTTGGAAAAAGGTTTTTGGTACAAATTGGGAAAAGGAAGTAGATAAAGAAACAATGAAGCGAGTTATTAATAATGTATTAACTTATCCTTCAAGTCGTTTACATATGAGTTTTCGTGAAAAGAAATGGTGGAAATATAAGATAGAATATGAATCTAAGACACATTATAGTGTATTTAGAATTTTTTATGATGCTGAATTGTCACTAATGGGATTATCGGTAAAGAAACCTAAAAGAGATTACCGATAAACTCCAACCATTTTATTATTTCAAGATAAATATATTTTAATGTTTACTCAAAAAATCACATATCTTTTAATGTCAGAATTCGACTAGACATTAAAAAATCAAAATTTTAATGTTTGTTATGTTTTACTTATTACAAGATGGATTATTTCAAGATGAAGAACGATATCAACTTATTCGTAATTTAGAAACTTTAGAGTTAGATTACGAATTAGTGAAGGTGTTACCATTCGTTGAAGATATTAAATTTAAAAAGTTTTCATAATCTTTATCAATAATAAAAATAAAATTATAACCTGCTAATATTGTAGCATTTCTTTTTGCATTATTCATATCAATATTATAATTATAAGTGTATGAACTCTTCACTTCTATAACTAAATTGTATTCTTTTATATAAAAATCGGGATAATATTTTCTATATTTACCATTAAAAAAATATTTTATACTTTTCATTTTTTCAATATTCATCTTATCATTAAATTTAGTTAAAAAATCTAATTCATATGTACCTCTATAAAAAATATTATTGTACACGCCACACCCAAATGCTGATGCCTGTTGTTTTTCAAAAACTTCACTATTTTGCATAGGATATTTTACGCCATATTTTTCTAAATTTGTTTCTTTTATTTTATCTTTAATAAGTTCTGACTGAAAAACACACTCAACACCATATTTTTCTAAATTTGTTTCTTTTATTTTATCTTTAATATATTCAGATTGTGATACACATCCAACTCCATACTTTTTTAAATTTGTTTCTTTTATTTTATCTTTAACATCACCATTTTGAAATGAAAATTCATCACCAAAATTAATTAAACAAGTTTGTTTAACTTTCTCTTTAATATCATTATTTTGTGATGGAAATTCACAACCATATGTTTTAGTGTTGGTATTTTTAATTTTATCTTTAATTTTAATATTTTGAATTGGGAATTCAACACCATAGTTTTCATAACAAGTTTTTCGTGATTTCATATTAGAACACTTTTGAGAACAAGCATAATATCCGTAATTTTTCACACTATTATTATATTCTCTATATGGTAACACTTTTTCAGATTCACAGATATCACATTTAACTTTAATTAATTTAGCACTACCAACATTCAAATCAGATATTCTAATATTAAATTTGTTATACATTTTTGTAAATTTATAACCCTTATCAACATAATATTTTTTATTATTTGGATTCCAAGACATTTCAACAACATTATCAACTATCACGATTTATATCATTGTTTTTATCTTTCAATATAAGTTGTATTAAATAATCTGTCATTGATAAATAATTATCTTTAGATTTTATTTTTAAATATTTGTGTAACTCGCTTGGACAACGGAAATTCATTAATGTCCAATCTAATCCTTCCTTCATTTTCATAACATATACTTTCTTTATTCTATATATAAAAATAAAAATATCAAAAACTTGTTTTTAGTAATTATTTTTAGTTTTTTATTCAAAAATTACTAATCGCCATTGAAGATATGCTATAATTTTTTTATTATTTAAAACTTTCATATATTTGCAGATTAATAAGGACTATGAAAATAAGAATAAATAAACCAGAATTATTATATTTTACGTCTGATAATCACTTCGGACATAGAAATATACTTTCACATGCAAATCGTCCATTTGTTGATTTAAAAGAGCATGATGAGATATTAGTAGAAAATTGGAATAAAACTATACCAAAAAACGGAATAGTAGTTTTTCAAGGAGATTTTGCTATGGGGTTAAAAGCAACAAAATTAAAGTGGCTTTTAGAAACGTTAAACTATGAAACCATATATCTTGTTCAAGGTAATCACGAAAAAGATATAATGAAGAAATTTTGGGCAAGAGAATATTTTGAAAAAATTTCTCAAAGAATAGAATTTGAAATTGAAGATGAAAATGGAAATTTTAAAGATAAAAACACAAAATTTAATATAATTGTTGCAGATCATTTTCCAATGTTGTCTTGGAATAAGAGTTTTCACGGCTCTTATCACACATATGGACACACACACGGCAATATGAAAGAACACCCTTGGAATACAGCATATGAAGTCGGGGTTGATGTAAATAATTACAAACCTGTGTCTTATTTTGAATTAATGAAAATATTTGATAATAGAAAAAATAATTTCACAAATAAAATTAGTAAATTAATATGAAAAAATATTGTATAAACTGTGGTAAGGAAATACCAGAAGGACGAATTAAAGCATTACCTAAAACAACAACTTGCGTTGAATGTTCTCACGTTAAAGTGAAAAAAGTATACCAAAATGTGAACTCAGATGGAGAAGATGTTTGGATTGATTTAGATATAGTAGATGATAAAGATTAATATTTACATTTTTTTATTTGAATTTTTTTTGTATTTTTGTATTATAGTTCTTTTTCATATTAGTTCGACTACACGCTGTCAGAAATGATGGAGGAAACTCAGGACACCATTGCTTAAAGTAGGAGGTTCACCCCGATTGTACTACTGAGGGTGCAACACGAACAGTCTTAGAAGGTGAGCAATTCAATAATAGACGGGTTAGTGGCATAGATAAATGTGTAGATAGAACAGAATCCTGGTTACGGAACTGATATGACTAAGAATGTTTTTAATCATAAACAATTTTAAAATTATAAAAATGACTGAAGAAGAAAAAAAGAAAAAGAACAAAGAAGGAATCGCCAATATTATCACAGTTATTGGAATATGTCTAATCATAGTTGGCATTATAGTTGGATTTACAGATGCTCCTAAAAACTTTGGAATGGCATTTTTCGTTTGTGGGGGTGGCACAGCACTCCAATTTGTTGGTAATTATATGAGAAATGGTTATATCAAATTTTTCAATTAGAAAATTATATATAGAATAAAAAAATTATATGAATTATAAACATATTATTCTATATTTAGCTATCATGTTAGTTCTTGGTGGTATTATAACAAATTTCTTCATAATAAATAATCAAGAAATTAAAGAAACACACCAACAAACAATCACAAATGATTCTGTTCACCAAATATTATTGAAAAACGATTCCATTATTATTGAGTTATTAAGAGAAAAAGAAAATAAATGAAAGTAATAATCACATCTGTAACACAAAGATTTAAATATATTGGCATAGATTTACCTATGACACAATTTATTTCAAATTTAGTGAAAAAATTAAAATTGGAATATGATTGGTTTTTAGAAGTTAAATCGTATGGTGGTACAATTCAAGGTGTATTAAATACTGACAATATTGACATAGGGTTACAAGTAGCAACTGAAATTTTGTCACAAGACGAAAAAACAACAATTATGGTTAGTGTTGGTGAAGTTGAAATAAACGATAAATATCCACACACTAAAATTGTAGGACAAAATAATTCAGAAGGATTTGTTGAACCTGGAAGATTATTGGATAAATTTGTAAAAGAAAGAAAAGTAGGTATTTACAACTTTGAAGAAAAAAGATGGTTATAAAATACGAAGATTTAGATAAACATTTTACATTAAGAAAACATCCAATTAGTCCATTTTATGGGCATATTAGGATACCAAGAAAACTTAAGAAAAAAGTTAAGAAATACGTTGGGGTTCATTGGTGTGGGCTTACAAATGGACAGAGATTATGGCATTATATGGAAAAAGATAATATGAATTATAAAAAATTTTTAATAAAAAAACTTTGTGAAAGTTATTAATGGCACAATAATTGACATAGAAAAGAAATATAAACAAATAATAAAAATTAATATATAAAATAAAAACAAAAGAAATCATGACACACTAGGTACAAAAATTAACAATTGTAACAAGAAAAGATATCACCCCAGGATATCAAATTGCTCAGGCTATTCACGCATCAAATCAATTTTCAGTTGAGCACCCTGAAATTTTTAAAGAATGGATGAAAAATCCATATCTCGCAGTCCTATCAACCCAGGACGAAAATTCATTAAAACAACTTATTAAAAAAGCAAAAGAAAAAGGCATCAAAGTGTCCATTTTTCGTGAGCCTGATATTGATAATGCAATTACTGCAATCGCATTAGAACCTTCAGATGCAACAAGAAGATTAACTTCATCATTACCTTTAGCTTTAAAAGAATTTAGTTTCTATGGTATAGATAAAAATACCAAGAGAAAGGAGGTGAGTTATGCCTAAAATTCCAAGAAAACTTCTCACAGAATTTACTAAGAGTAAACAATTATACTCTAAGAATAAGAAAGAAATAATTTCATTATTTGAAGATACTATCTCAAACAAATACGATAGACATATATGGAGAATTTCTGATGTGGAAGTATGTTATGATGAAGATATGAAAAATATACCAATTGAATATGAATGGATCGAAATATCAGAAGATGAATATGAATATGACATTAAAAACTTTAGAATAAATGCTGATAATTGGAAAGTTGAATATGAATATGATCCTGAATTCAAAGAAAGATATTTCAGATATCAACAAAAGAAATATGAATATCTTAGAGTATGGGTACACGAAGCCTGGGGATGTAGTGGACATGATGATGTATATTACGACTTCTTACTCACAGATATTTTAGAATTAAAAGATCTAAGAAAAGAAAAATTAGAAAAATTAGAAAGGATATAAAAATGACTGAAGAAACAAAAAGAAAATATTACGAAAATAACAGAGTTCATATTCAACACGGCTCTTGGTCAAGAACCTCTACTTGTGCAAAGAAAGATTGTACTAATCATGATAAGTATATGATTTTCGTTGGTGGCTCACAATTATCAAATTTACAAGATATTGTTTGTGAAGAACATTTATCTGAATATGTTGATAAAGCAATCAAATATAGAAATGAATTAGTTGAAAAATGGATTAAAAGTGCTGAGGAAAAAGAATTAAAAGAAGCATTAAAATTAGTTCGTAAAACAAAATTAAATGAAATTGACAAATGAAAAAATTATTAAAAAGTTCAAAAGACTGGGAAAACTATAAACATCATAAAAAAGGTATATATGTTCAAAGTGAAAGTGAAATAAATCCAAAAGAATACCCTTGTATGATGGTTGAAACAAAACTAATTAAAGGTTGTGAACATGTTGATGATCAATTTGTAAGATTTGTTTATATCAATGACTTCCCAACAAAAAATATTAGAAAAGAAAAAATAATGGAAATAGAATTATGAAAAAATTAGAAAATGTAAAAATATTATTCTACAACAATTATTGGGATGGTCCAATATGTGGAATATGTGAATATGAAAATAAAATGTACTACTATAATATGATAGAAGAAGGTGGCATTTTTGTAGAAGAAGGTGAAGAATATGATGAAGATGGAGAAGATATATGGACACCAAGAATATATGAAATTAAAGAAATTGAACCTTGGCAATTAACATATGAATTATACTGGCATAGTATATTCGCAACAAATGTGGGAACAAATACAGAATTTGATAAAGGATTAGTAAACGAAAGATTTAAAATAAAGAAAAATTGGTTTAGTTCTTTACCAAGTTATTATAACAAACAAGAAAAAGAACGAAAAGATATTGATTACTCAAAAAATAAAGTAATTGGAATCTTTGAAAGATAAAAAATATAACAGCCTGTAACAGAACAGTTAAAAAAATTAATATACAAGTTGAGCGGCTTGTAGGAGTAATCCTAAGTATTAATTAAAATGTTTCGGTGTTAGATATTGGTTCTTAAAAGTATGAGTTAAATAAAGTCGCTTAGTATTTAAAGCATTGCCTAAAAAGGAATCGAGTCGGGGGTTCAATTCCCTACCAGGTTGACAAAAGGTCGTAAAGTGATAGGTGTCACAGTTTTATAACTGCTTTGGGAAAGCTGACGAGCATTTCTCCCTTTTGATGACAAGTTGATTAAATTTTAAATTAGTTGCAAGTGATTTAAAAAATATATCAATAGATAGTTGAATGGAGTGTAGGTTCGAGTCCTACTACGATCACAATTTAATTAGTATTAACAAAAAATAAAAAAGACTTATGAAAAATTTAGAAGAAACATAGGTGGCAGTTAGACCTCCTTAAAAATTATCTAGCCAGAGAATTAAAATTATTTAAATAAAACAAAAAAATTAAAAATTATGTTAGTAGATAAAATGAATGAATGGGTAGATAATGAAGATGAATGGTTCATCGATTTCTTAGCAGAAATGACAAATGGTGACAAATACGGAGATGATCTAAGTGGATATTATCCTGATGTTGACTTTGATGGTGATGAATTTGATTTAAGATATTACTCATATAATCGATGTGGTGACTCTGATCAATATTACGCATCAATACCAGTAGAAGATGTTGTCAGAAAATTAAGAAAAGAAAAATTAGATTTAATAAAAAACATTTAAAAAATAAGGAGAAAAAACATGAAAACTTTAGAAAGAACAGAAAACACAGAAAATGTATATGTATATACAGAAACAGAATTAAAAGCAAAAATTAACAAAACACTTGAAAAAATTGAAACTTGGGTGAGAATAATGGATTATAGAATTGTTGGTGATATCAACATATATAAAAATATGCCAATTTCAACTCACAATCTTTCAAAAAATCAATTAAAGAAAGTTAATAAATATTTAAATGGTGTCAATAAGAAAATGACATTAAGAAATGTCAATTCACTTTTACACCTTTTATATAAAACTTTTGAACCAATTGAAAAAGTTCAAATCAGAAAATCTTTGAAAGAAGAAGAAATTCAAAAGAAAAGAAAAGAATGGTTAAAACTTCGTGATGAAGCAGAAAACGCACTTTTGGAATATAAAACTGAAAAAGGTGATTACTACAAAGAAAGACAGAAAAGACAAGAACTTTTCACTTTTTAATAGTTATAGTGTCCAGAGACTATAAATAGTGTTTATAGTCTCTGGACACTATAAAAGGGTGTAAAATGTTTATGAGATAATACTATAAAGTATCAGATAGAAATACCTCGTTGCAAAGGTTAATCTCAATTAATTGAAAAATTTCTATCACACCCTTTTTATTTTAAAAAATTATTGTATATTTGCAACATAAATAAAAACTGAAAATATGGACATAGTTTGTAAAGTATTAAAAGATAATAAAGTATATTTTAAATGTGATACATTCTGGTCTTTAAGTAAAGATTTAGAAAATGCAAAATCACACACATTAAAAACACTTCTACCTGAAGAAGGTCATTTGATAGGAAACTATCTAACGGTTATCAACAAATATTCGGAAAATAAATCTGAATATGATGGGGTTAAAGTTGGTTATGACCAAATTTTAGAAATGGAAAAATATACAATTTTAAAAACCAAACCAGGTGAGTGGATTTATCGATTGAAATATATTAAAGAAACTGATGAAGTTATCGTAGTTGATGCTTCACGATTAGCAAAATTAAAGGAATTAGAAAAGTCCTGTTAAAACAGGACTAATGGCTTGTTAGTTCAATGGTCAGAATGTCGGTCTCTAAAACCGAAGATACGGGTTCGAATCCCGTACTCGTCACATTTAAATTGATAATTCCAACGCCACAAGAAGGCTTGTATTCTCATTATCCACTAATAAGAATGAATCAAATACAAAAACTTCAACCTCAGTTGTACCATTAGGGATTTGTAATGAATTAAAATATTTTTTAGGAAATGTAATTGACAAATCTTTTTGATCAGTATCACACACAGTTAATTCCCAAGCGTTTTCCGCAATAGTTAAGATATGATCTTTAATATTAAGATATAAAATATCATTCTCCAATTCAATTTTTGACATTTTTTTAATTTTTTCAAAAACATCTTTTGGTAAAGAAAATTTAAAATCAGATTTATCTTTATCAATTGCGTCTTTAACTTGTTCAATATCAATATCTAATGTTGCACCTCTTGGATCTCCACCTATCTGATTTAGTCGTAAGAATTTATTTTTAATCAGTAGATTATCAGCATATTCCTCATCATTCATATAAAAAGTACAATTGAGTATTTCATTATAATCGAGAAAATTTCTGATATTAGAATCAAATTTTTTACCATTCGGTATGATATATTTCATTTGTTTCACCAACTCTTCTTTAAAAGTGAATAAATCTTCAGTTTTTACGATAAAGGATTTAAATGCGTTTACATTTTTCTTCTCACCAACTAAGGAATACATTAATATATTGTGGTTATCAACTTTTAATAAAACTTCATCAGAAATACTAACCAAGTCTTTTATTTTATCTAGGAAGTTTTTTAATTGTTCATTTGTCATAGAAAACAAATGATTAACTGCTTGAGTTTTTGCCATTCAGTAAATTGTTTTTATTTTATATCATACTGAATACAATTAGTTTTAAAATAATGTAAGTTTTTAACCAAAAGGATTTCTTCTAATAGGAACATTATTCACAAATGGTGATATATTTTTTGGACTATTACCATACACCTTTTGTCTCATTGCTGAAAAATTTCCTGTAAGTGCAGAACCTGACGTTTCTTCTGCAAATTTCTCAACAAATTGCAAAACATCACCATCCAATTCACTAGATATATACATATCAACAAGATTTTTAAATCCTGGATTATCATAAACTGTCGAAAGTAAAACATTTGTCATAACACAATCATCATTACCAGTTTCGGCTTTATATGTAACATTACCACCAGGTGTAACTTGTTTACTAAATGTTGATATTTCTGTGATATTTATATCATTATGTATTACCATTTTTCTCTTTTTTACCGCTTGTTGAAAATCCTTATCAACTATTAGATGTTTATCACGACTAAGTTTTATACCTATTTTAGACATCTTATCTTCTTTTCTATGTTTATATCTTAAAAATACTGCATTAAAAAACTCGTTATTACCTTCAAACACATTTGGTAAATGTGATAAAAATTCACCACCATAAGTATTATATTCTAATACAGATTTAAACCTTTCAGGATCAAAAAACTCGAATCCAAGTAAATAAAAAATATGAGCAACCTCTTTAATAGAGTATATGTTATTTCTATACATACCTATTTGTTCAAGTTTAAATAAATCATAAATATTTTCAAACATCTCACTATCTCTTTTTATCTCTTCTTTAGATTTCATCAATAATCTGAAAATATTCAACACAGTATAATCCTGTGCTAAACCTTCTGCTAAGTCAACAGCCGCCATTATATAATAATCTTTAACTCTTTGTAAATCAAACAATTCTGGTTTATTTGAAACCCATTTTAATGATTCATAAGGAATAATTAATTTTTTATCAAAATGAGGTATTGGAGTATAATAAAAAGGTATGACTTTCTTCTTAATAGAGTCCATAGTTATTCTATCAAATAGTAATTTATCACCAGTAATAAAATGAAGATCATATTCTTGTTTAAATTTTTCTTCACCACCGATAAGTTTTGTTTCTTCTTCTTGCCAATTTGTTATTATTGCAATTTCAGGTAATGGTATACCTGACACTCTCATTTTTCGTATTTCTCCGATATATGTCACTTTGTCATCAGGGTCATATTTTACACAATCAATAATATCGTCACCTTTCTTTTTCTTATAAAAACCTAAACCTTGTTCTCTTAATTCTCTTAATACCCCAGATTTACTAAAATTATATTTTTTAAGTTTATTCGCCATAATTTGTATCTGAGTATCTTGTCTACCATCAACCTGATGCCAATATACACGCATAGCAGTATATGGGTTTTTCAAAGGATCATCAATCTCCTTTTCAGCACCCACTAATAAATCATGAAATAAATTATATCCGTTAGGGGTTGATGTTATTATGATTTTTGAATTTGATATCGCAGAAACAACAGGTACAATTGCCCCATAATAGTCTCTCACATAATTGTCTGGAATATGGGCGAACTCATCAAGATATAACATATCAATAGTAAAACCAATAGCAGGTTCTTTTGTTCTATTTTCAGATTGGATTCTTGAATTATTTTCAAAAGCGATTGATTTTTCATTCCAATTTACTACACCTTTTTTAAGGAAAAATGGTAATAATCTATAAATATCTTTTATTTTTCTTACAATTTCTTTTACTGTGTTACCTTTATTTGCAACAATCATAGCACCTTTATCGTCATTAAATAACACAAAATGTAATATGACGATTGCTGCTGAAACAGTTTTACCTGTCTGTCTAGAAGCCATCAAAATTGAATATCTATTCTTTGTATATAAATCAATTATCTTTCTTTGGTAATCTCGTAATGTCATATGTCCAATAGTACCATCTTCAAGTTTAATCTTACAATATTTTTCGGCAAAGTAATGAACTGACAGTTTACATTTAATATATTCTTCAAATTCATCATCAGTAAAGGCAAAAGTCAATCCAGCTTTTTTAATTCCTTTAAGATTTGAAAACCAAAGTTTTTCATATCTCTTTAATAATTTACCTAAATTCTCCCTATATTCAATATCCTTAACTATTTCACTTGTTAATATAAATTCTTCAAGTCTTTCCATAAAATTTCTTATTTATTCAAAAATAAAGTCGATATTATATCCTCTAATAATAAAATTTAAATACATTATATCTCTATATGTACCCTCAAAAATATCTATCGATAATGAATATCCTAATTGATCTAATTCTGGAATATATTTTGATATTTGTGTTCTTATCTTCGAATCAATAGTTACAACTGAAACTCTGGTTTGCCACAAATAATATTCTAAACCAATACCAACGTCATCTCCTATGACATCATTCTCACTAGTAAATAAAATCATTTCTAATTTTTGAACAATAACTTCAACTTCATCATCTTCAACAATTTTATTGACTACATATCTTGGATGTCCATCATACCTGATGACTAAATCCTTCACATCATTTAATGCCATAGAAACCTTATTTTTATAATATATATTAAAAAAACTCTTTCCCTATGGAAGAACAAGATTTAGATAACTTTATATCAGTAGTAAATTACATTGGAAAAGTAGATAATGGTATTGCTATTGACTTATCATTAAAAGTAAAGGATGAATTATTTAACATGATTTACTGGTTTGATAAGAATGATAATTACAAAATGTCTATTGATGAAAAATTCTTAAGCAGATATAAAATAAATAACATCTATGAATATAAGAACTATAAAAAATTAGCATTTTATATTCATAACTTTGTAATAAAAGATAAAGAACAATTATTTATAGATTTTAGTCTTTAACTAGCATTAGTATTTTTTGCTCTCACAGAAACTGTTGTTGATGAAATATTTGATTTAGATTGTGTCGATGTTTCATTACTTATCTGTGTCCTTTTAGTAACCTCTGGCTCATTATCTTTAAAAATAATATTTACAGTACTAAACCCATCAGAAACCCTAGGATCTTCATAATAATAAATACCATTTCTATCAGCCCAACCACCTCTAAGTATTGCAAGTTGACTTTTTCTTCTATCAGTTTGTTTATTTATAATAATATCACCCAAAACAGGATCTATACCTAAAAATTCATTTTCATTATAATTTGTTTGTTTATAATCAACTAAAGTTGTAGGTCCTAGTGAAGAAATATCACTATCACTTGAACTAAGTCTATTATCAAATTTTGTAGTTTTATATTTATCATCACGAATTTTAAATGATGTATCTGTTTTTTGTGGAGAATTCATCGAAACTGTACCCCTTGCAATTTTACTTGACTCAACTTTAACACTTTTAGTATTAGTCGCATAAGTAGTTTCAATTACACCTCTTCTTTGTGACTTTAATATTGCACCATCTCTATGATAATCTTCATTAGCTTTACTTATAAATTCAATATTAACAGAATCAATACCATCAATACCTTTCAATCCCCTTATAATATCAGCTTTAACAATTCTGTCATATCTATCATTTTCTGCAAAATAATTAGATAAATAATCGATTATCTGATCTCTAATATTTTCTTCTGGCTCATCATCAAATCGTCTAACATACACATTAGCAACATACATTCTAATTAAAGGATCTAAAATTGATATTTTAGCAGTTATACTAATTGTGCCTTGTTTCTTTAAATATTCTATTACTCTATTTTTTTCATAATTATCCAAATAAAATGCATCAAAAGGTACATTAAAATAATTGACATCACCAACAAAATAATTAGTTATTCTTGGTATTAAAAATAAATACATTTCATTAATGTTAACTTGATCTAAATCACCATCAGCATCAATATCGATTTCTACCATATCTAATGTATTAAAAGCATTTACCTTTGAAAAGAAATTTAATTTTTTCAGATGATAAATAAATTGTTGTGGTGTTGCCAATACAAAATTTCTTGATACATAAGGAATTACACTCTTTGTATATTCTAAACTTTCACCATCAGATGCAAATGTAATATCATTTTCAACAAAAATATCAAACAATTGTTGTGCGGTTAAAATATTTCCTTCTGAATCATACATATCACCAACAAACTCAAAATCATTTACTTTTGGGTTTGGAATATTACCAGCAATACCATCAGTTAATAAATATTTAATTTCAATAACTGAACCTAACGGTGGAATCATACCATTGACACCATTACCAAAATAAACATCTAATCCACCATCAAATCCAGTGCGGGTAAAACAAGCATTTTCATCCTCTAACATATCATATAAATGATCTCTAATTGACATATTGACACCATCGACAAACACCTGATAATCAAAATTATCTATCGTTTGATTATTATCAACAATAACCGCTATCGATTGATTTTTTTCTCCTGTTCCTGTATATGGTTGTGTTTCATATTTGCCTTGAACTATATTAATGAAAAATTGACAACCTGGAGATAATGGATAAATATTTCGATCAGATCCAACCTTAAGCGTATAAAACAATGTATTAGTTTTATTCTTTAATGTAGTATCATTATATATAATAACAGCACTACCTTGAATTTTTTGTTGTATATTTATTCCTTGTTTCAATTTGAACTTAAGAGAACCTTTTGCTGATATTGCTCTTGAAGGATTATGACCCGATATTCTAGCCATATTTAATATCATACGTTTAGTCTTTGACTGTTCTATGTCAAATTGTCTTATAATATTTTTATTATAAAGAATATTCAATCTGAAAAATTCTTTCATTTGGGTTAAAAGTTGACCATAAGGTGATGCAGAATTAAATAATATACCTGATTTATTATAAGTAGATGATAACCAATTATTAACCTGACGACTTAAATTGTTAAAATTTAATTCAACATATTCAAAAATTTTCTCTGTTCTTTTTCTATCAGCCATTACTTAATCTTATTTTTTAACGTTTCACCTATAACTCTTACTAGATTATTCAAATTTTCCTGTTCCACCGTAACGTAATTGTCCAATATTTTAAATTTAAATATGTAAAAATCCTGTTTTTCTCTGGAAATTTCAAGTTCAATTGACTGATCACTACTCAAATTAATACCAAAACTAAAAAATAAAGATTTACAAGGCATTATTTTAATTTTTGGTTCATATTTAAACCCTGTCACAGATATATCAGTCACATCATTTTCATTCAACCATTCATTTACTAAAACCGCAGGGGATTTAATGAATTTAGAAAGAACCTTTATATCATCACCAAATTTATTCTTTTTGAAAATATCTTTTATTTTAGTCTTAAAATCTTCCAAATCTTCAAAATCAATTCTAACATATTCACAATTAATATCATATAAATATGTAAAATAGTTTTTTGTTAATTTATATTTACTACCATCTACTATAAAAATTAATTTGGTATAAATTATATTAATATCATTATACAACACACCATTCATAAATATAATTAATTTTAATTCATTTGAATTGTCTATTTTTTCATAAACTGAATCAACAGACATCACTTTTGTTGAATCAAAACTATTATTTATTGCATTTACTAAATCTGAAATTATTATTTCCATAATTAAATTATTTTATATGTTATCTCATATCTATCATCAAATGATGATGAATCTGATTCATCAACCCTTAATATAGATATTAGAATTCCTTTATAATAACTAACAATTGGTTGACCAACCAATCTATATCCATAAGCCTGTAAATCTATTGTTAGATCTATACCAGTTTTATCTAAAATTGAATATGCTCCACTATAATCACCAATAGCCCCAGCAACATCACTTAAATATAAATTTTGAACATATACAGTATCACCACTTAAAAATAAATCTTCAGTTATAACAACATTAGTAAACCCTGTTTCACACCAAGTTGCTCCTGTTACAATGTCTGTAGTGTTAGTATATACATTTTCATTTGTGTAATAACTATTTGTAAATGTTGATCCAGTAGGATCTGCTACATTATATGATATAACATCAATTGGTAAATCAACATTAAATATATTTGTTTCTGTTATAGCATTATTATAATTAAAATTCATATTTAAATATAATCGTTGATAATATTGTGCAAATCTGGGTTTCACTACAATATCTATTTTTTGTTTAAATCTCAAATCCCTATCTAATACAATTGAGACATTACCTGAATCCGTAGATATGTTATCATTAAGAATTGTTAACAACATCTTATTAGTAAATGACATCGGTACACTATATGATGCACCAGTATTTGAAAAATTGTAATTGTAAGCATCTGAAACTAAAACTGTTTGAATCTCATCATACTCAACACCCACAACATTAAATTTTAATCTTGGATAAGTTCCTGCATTATCAACTGAAATTTTAGCTGTATCAGAATCTATAAATTGATTTGTTTTATATAATGCTAACAAATCTTCCATATTATTCATTTTAGACTTCAATTCGTCCATATTAGATTGAGAATAAATAAGACTTTTCATATTTTGTAAATCCATGTTTATTCTAACAAACTCTTGAATAATATTAATAAAATTTTCATTAACTCTATAATATTTCTTCATCATCTCATTATATAAATCAAATCCAAACATATTATAGATCGTTGATGGGTCATATGTTAATGGTAAAACATCATTATCAATATTGTAATGTACATTTAAATTAAACATATATGATAATCCATCTTGACTACCGTTAGTAACTAATTTCTGATAAGGTGTAATCAAATTATTAATCGAATCATCATCATTTTCAGGGTTATTTAAAAATTCAATACCATAAAGATTTACATATGAGTAAGTGTTACCATCATTATCTTCTTCAATTAATTCATAATACCAAAGAACGGCATTAAAATAAAAATCTGATGGAGGTTGTTCTTCAATTGAAATTGAATTAAATTCGTCAAAATTATTAACTTCTAATCCTGGAATTTGCATTTTATAGTAATGATCTCTATTGAAATCCATATAAGCACCATCTATATTATTTGAATTAAAATCTTCTAAATTTTCAAAATAATCATCTGAATTAGTACCAACATTATTAGTTAGAAGCACACCGTAATAATCACCCTGAAATCTTAACTTATCACCATCTTCACAAAGATATGTTTGGTCATTTGTGTCAAATTGACCGAAGTATGAACCTGGATAATTTGCTGGGTTTGTTCTTATTGGAGAATTTAAACTCTCAGCACCTATAATCTCATCTTGTATCTCATCAGAAAGTAATGGCATTTCAAGATTAGGATAATAATTTGTTGTTGCTCTAGTACCAAATAATACCGTAGGTGTAGCACCCACATGATGTGGTATATAAGCAGTTATCTCTTGTCCTGTTCGTGATGCAGTTTGTATATTTGAAACTTGATTTATCTCACCAACATATTGTACCAATCTATCATAATCTAAATAAATAGAAGAATTTGTAACAGTACCACTTCCACCTTCACCTTGAAAATTATAATCTAACCATATAAATGTACTTGAACCTGTAATTTGAACTTGTCCGACCACATATGTCACACCAGTTGATAATGTTGATGATATTGCAAGAATACCTGTACCTGACAATTGAATTAAATCTCCTATTTTAAATTTACCTTTATCGGTGATAGTTATTTTAGGTGTATTATTTCCACCATATGTATATACACTATCTTCTAATATAGAAGTTATTGAATAATTAATAACTTCACGTTCTTTCCATAAATACTTTCTAAAGAAATTAACATTTGTTGCACTTGCATTTGTATTCTCAAAATCTGATAAATTTTTATCCCAATCAACCTTATGGACACCTGGCTCAAAATCAATTATATTCATTTTTCTACACCATTTCCAAAATATATTTTCAGTTGGTGTAAATCTCTCACCAATATTATAAAAATCAGTATTACCATTTATTCTACTTTCATGTAATGTAGTATCATAGTTAGCAACATAATTTCGCAACGATTCAATCAATTGGTCAGAAAAATCAGTAGGTAAACTTTGGTTCGGATCTGTTGTGTAAAATGGTGCCGTTCCTGTATTATTTTTAGGCAATAAATCTAATTTACTAGTTTTATCTCTAGGTGTTGTCCTTGATGTTTGTTGAGGTATATTTAATAATGCAAATTTTGTGAAATTGATACTATAATCATCACTATAATTTGCTAAATTTAAATCGTGTGCGGCTGAGGGAAAAGCATAGAACGATGTTCCCCTAGTTTTCATTTGTTTATAAAGTGGTGTTCCCATATTATCTTTCTGACTATTTTTTATTATATATAAAAAATTACCATTCACAAATAAATATTAAAACAAAAAAAGAGAGGCATCACTTAACCTCTCTTTTTATGGTAACTGGGTAACCAACCCCCCTATCTTAGTGTAGTTTAACCTGATACAGCAGTTCAACGCATCCGAGTGATTTTTAGCAGTTTAATGTGATACTAAAAATGTTACCACTAACCTCAACCAAGGCATTATTCTTGTGTACCTGATTGGATTATTTCATCTAATTTCTTTTTTCTTAAATATTTAACATTCATTCTTTTACTTGTTTCTTCCATTATAATATCAAGAATTAATGTATAATATTCTTCTAATTTTCTCCTATATCTTTCTTCCTGTTCTTTATAAAAATTTGGTTTGAGAATATTTCCAATGGTTGTTCTTTTTGCTCTTTTTGTTGATGATGCTAAATCTTTAGTTATTTCTTTTGCCTTTTTGAGTAAAATATCAGAAACACCTAATTGGCGAGCAACACTAAGCACATGTCTATTTAACATACCCATTTTTTGATTTTTACTTAATGATTTAAATATTTTCCATTTTTGTTCATTGAATGGATAATATGAAAGCAACACAACATACTTAATTACTCTTACTTCATGTATAGGTAAGTCACCAATCTCATTCCTATTAGTATGCTTTATCTTCGATAATTCATATGAATTATAATTCTTATTTATGTCGATTCTTTCCATAATCTTCTATTTAGTTCCATTCTTATCAATGATATATCTATCTGATAATCAATAATTTTCTTCTCAAATGAAGAAACGATACCACCATTTTTTTCAACTTCACTTATTATATAATCAGTATTATAATGTGCCGTTTCTAACCCTTTTAATAAATTTTGAAGATTTTCGGTCTTTAATTCTTCATAAAATTTAATTGTATTCTTTCCCATTTCCTATTATATTTTAACTTAAATGATCCAATATAAGGCATATGCCACTCATTAGGTGCAATTAGAGACAAAAATCTATTATCATCTTTTTCATATAAATGATATATCTGTCCAATAATTGGCTCAAATCTAATTTCACTTTCATATACTAATTTATTCCAATAAAACTCTTCCTGAAGTTCATCATATTTTTTTCTAATATCATCTAATCTATCATCAAATTCTCTTTGTACTTCAGTAATACCTAGTTTTTTCCAAGATGATCCATCAAACTTAATTATACCATTAAGTTGTACATCACTCTTTTTCTTAGGTAGATATTTCATCAATCACTTCTAATTTATCTTTTCTTTCTTTACGTTTCTTATCTCGCATATAATTATCAGTTAAGTTTAAATAAATAGAGTCCATATCCTCTATTGAAAAATCAAGTCTTAAAAAATCACCACAATTTGTGGCGGCTAATCCACCTGTTGATGAACAATCACCGTATTCACCATCTTTTATACTCATTAACAAATCTAATGCAGTACTCTTTAGTTCAGTCAATGTAGGTATATTATTACCCCATTTCCAATTGTCAATTTCCATAAACTTCTTAACTCTTTCAAAATCAAACCTATCTATTATATAATCAATGTGTTCATCTTCATTATATGTCATTAATTTTTAATTCTTTTTTCATATAGTTCCTTGCTATATCCAATTTAGATAAATCAATATCTAATTCTATATTCTCTTTATTACAAAAATCCACAAAAGTTTTTGTTTGTAAATTTGAAATTGTTTGCCCATCTGAAAGTGCGGCAGGGCAACCACCCAATCCACCAATCACCGTATCAAACCTTCTACAACCAGCATAATATGCAGTATTTAATCTATAATATTCTTCACCCTTTCTTGTATGTAAATGAAAACCAAACTCAACATCATTATATTTGGGTATAACATGATTAAATACATCAAATATTTGTTGTGGTGTTGATATACCAATAGTATCAGATAGTGCTACAATTTTAATACCTTCATACTTAAATAATTCAATATACTTATCTATAAAATTAATATCCCAATAATCACCATACGGATTTCCAAACCCCATTGAAAAATAAATAACAACCTCTTTATTATTTTTTTCAGCAATATTTAGAATTTTCAAAGCAGTATCATATGATTTAGAAATATTTGAATTAATATTTCGTTCTAAAAAAGTATTTGATATCGAAAAAGGAAAACCTAAATATTTTATTTGTTCAAATTTTGAAGCATCTTCAGCACCTCTAGCATTTGCAACTATTGATAATAATTTAGTATTTGTTTTTGATAAATCTAATTTATCAACAACTTCAGCAGTATCTCTCATTTGGGGAATAGATTTAGGAGAAACAAAAGATCCAAAATCTAATGTATCAAAACCAACATCCAATAATAAATTTAAATATTCTATCTTTTTTTCAGTAGGTATGAATATTTTAATACCTTGTAGTCCATCTCTTGGACTCTCAACAATCTTCATAGAAATAAATTATTTTTAAAAATCTCCTCCAGCATAATGACACACTAAATACTGTGGGGTTTGTGCAAGTTTAGTGAATCTTAATCCCATTCCTGCTAATGTCATAACAAAAATCCAATCATGACCATAACCTGACGACCATAACAAATCTTTATTATTTTTATGTGTCACAGCACTAGTTCCAATTGAACCAAACCTCGTTTCAACTACTCTAGTGTGCAATTTCTTAAAATCAGGTGAAGTTACAAGATAATCATTATAAAAAACCCAATCGTATTTTTCCGTATCAAATTGATTTATAATTGTTTCAATATGAGTCTTTCCAATAACATCATCAGAATCAAGGTATGTAATTATATCTCCTGTCGCTTCTCTTAAAGCTGCATTTCTCATTTCACCAGAATATAATATTTGCTTTGGTAATTGAATCAAACTAATATTTTCATCATCAATAAAATGCTCATTAAACAATTGTGTAGTTTTTTCACAACCATCCGAAACAATTATAAGTTCTTTATTCTCGTATGTCTGATTTTTGAACGATTTTACAGCTCGTATAAATTTTTTATCTCTATTTTTTGCGGCACCTGGATATTCACCTAAAAATGATGCCATAATGACAGTAACTTTCAACATATAAATTAAGTTATTTTTAAGTTATATATATTGAAAATAAGGTTTAGTTGAAAATTAATAATCTCTATTTGGTATGGAATAAGTCGGTTTTATTCCAATAGTAGTTGTAGCAAACATTCTAGCATTACCTCTCGATATTCTAAAAGAATCTACATATAGATTTGTTGTTGGTCCTCCACCAAGATTTGTACCAACAAAAAGAGTAGGATTGGTCCAATTAAAATCAAATAAAAATGAATTAGTAGCACCTGTTAACCAATGTGAAATATGTGATACTGATGGATTAGCCGCATATATTGAATATGATTCCCCACTTGGTGTACTTTTTCGAGATATACAAATATGATACCAAGTATGGAAATTAAAGTCATTACTTTGTCTAGAAAAATCTACTATCTGAACGCCAGTACCATTTTGAATTCTCAAATACCAATAACAGGTGCCAATACCACTTGGGTATGCTTGAATAACTAAATATTTAGTAGTATCTGATCTATCCACAATTCCTAAAAAATCAAAATATCCAGTCGTACCACTATTAAAATAAACCCAAAAATCAATAGAATAATCCAATTCTCTAAAATTATATTGTGAATCTGTTCTCGCACTAAGTCCTATACCAGAACTGGTTGATGTGCCCCACAAATAACTTTTTGAGCCAAATCTACTTTGTGATGTTGATTGTGCAACAGCAGTAGAATGTATATCTTGATTTAAATATGATGACTCTCCAAATGTACCACCACCCAAACCAAATGGGTCACCTATCATAGTTTCATTTCCATTAAAATACATTATTGTATGGCTATCATTACCATATGGTGAATTCTTTCTATGTATCATTATTTACCCTCCTTCACAAATGTTAAATAAATTGTTAAATCCGCAGCATTATTATTTGGTGCGCCACCAGTTGCAACATTAACCTTTATGTCTATATTTTGATTTAACTCTATTTTATAATTGGAAGAATTTACATTATTAATCGAGTTGACTATTGACGTACTACCAGTTAAGTACAATGATAAAACGTCAGAACCTTCAATTGTTGGTGTAATAGTTGGTTGAGTGGATGCAATACCAGTATCATCTGATATATGTATAGCATCTGTACGAACTAACGAAGATTTAATATTTCTCCAATTATATCCACCTTTCATCAATAAATCAGATTCCAATAATATTGTATCATTAGAATCAGCATAATTTCCAGGAATTGTAAATGCCTCAACATGAATCATTCCAGGATTTGTTGAATATTCAACACTCACTAATGTACCCTTATCATTTAATGCTGGTCCTGAGGCGGTTATCGTTGTACCATTAATAGCTGTAACAACGGCATAAACGTATGTATCACCTGAAGTACTGGTTATACCTGATAATCTTATTGCCATACCTGGGTTTATAACATCAGTATAATCAGAAGTTGTGGTTATAGTACCCGAACCTGCTGTAGTATTAAAATTAGCAATTGATACCCATTCACCATAAGTAGGAACATATTGTGATGAACCTGTTCCACCTGAAATATATTGATATTTAATAGATTTAATATTACCATAATCACTTATATCACTAAATATAATTAAATCATCATTTGCAATAGTTGTTGCACTATTTGTTAATGTTATAATATTATCTGTTGTGGATGTCGAGTCAATATAAGACAACCACGCTGTAGAATCAGATGTAAATCTAGTGTTAGCAGGTGTTGTACTAGTGATATGATATGCTAATGATGTTTTATTAATATCATTTTTTATTCCTGTTCTTTTCTGCTGATAAACACTACATTTAAAATATCCAGATTGAGTACCCGTAACATTGATTGTAAATCCAGTATATGTGAACATTGTTGGTGTTGGTGATGTTATATTATGTGATGAAACAATACAATTATTAAATGTCATATTTACAGAATCAAACGCATCAATACCAACCACTTCAATAACAGAATTAGTTCCGATACCACCTACAATATCAGAAAAATTACATTTATCAAATACAATATCATGATTACCATCAGTAAAGGTAAATATATGTCTTGAATTATAAATTGCAAAATTTTCAGTTATATTACCTAAACCACTACCACCAAATGCAATATTATAAAATGTTGGATTTCCAGCAGTTACAGTTACTTTTTTAGCCACAACTGGATCATTATCATTATGAACTAAATTGGTGCATCTCCAAACCGCACCAAAACCATAAAACGAAATATTTGTTAAATCCCAAGTTACATCTTCAGTCATATACCAATCACCAGATAAGAAAATATTACCACCTGGATATTGAGCATTTATTTCAGTAACTGCATCTTTAACTTCTTGCCAGGTATTACAATAGAAATTAGGCACATTATCAATAGTATTACCTGTGTATAATAAACCATCAGTATCAGAAAATACGTATCTATTCACATCTGAAGCTAAACTTGTTATTTTGGTTTCGCCACTAACTTCTAATATAAAAGATGATTTGTTCCAATTTAACTTATCTGTTGATCCTTGATTATTTGGTTGTGAATCATCATAATATTGAATCCAATAATTAGAACCTACCGCTGATGCAATTCCTGAACTACCACTTGTTCCATCTGTACCTGATGTACCTGAACTACCTGAACTACCTGATGTTCCATCTGTACCTGAGGTTCCATCTGTGCCTGAACTACCTGAAGTGCCATCTGTTCCATCTGTACCTGAGGTTCCGTCTGTGCCTGAACTACCTGAACTTCCACTTGTTCCATCTGTGCCTGAACTACCTGAGGTTCCGTCTGTGCCTGAACTACCTGAACTACCTGATGTTCCATCTGTACCTGAACTACCTGAGGTTCCATCTGTACCATCTGTACCTGAGGTTCCATCTGTACCATCAGTTCCTGAACTTCCTGAAGTTCCATCTGTTCCTGATCCACTTGTACCTGAGGTTCCATCTGTTCCTGAACTACCTGAGGTTCCATCTGTTCCTGAACTTCCTGACACTCCTGGTGCACCACCTAAATTAATATCCCAACTTGCATATGTTCCTGTTCCAACATTACTACTTGATTGAAAAACAAAACCACCTGAAATTGAATCATATATAGATACTGTCGCATTAAAATAATTATTAATATCATATGCTATTATAGCTTCTTGACCTACTGTCCAGGATAATCCTGTACCACCAGTCAATTCTATCGTTGTTGGATGTGATGTAGGAATTGTAAATGATGTTACTGATGTTGTAGCATATCTATCTGACTGACCATCTGTTCCTGAGGTTCCTGAACTTCCTGATGTTCCATCAGTTCCTGAACTTCCACTTGTTCCATCAGTTCCTGAACTACCTGAGGTTCCATCTGTACCTGAGCCACTTGTACCTGAGGTTCCATCTGTACCTGAACTTCCTGATGTTCCATCAGTTCCTGAACTTCCTGATGTTCCGTCTGTACCTGAACCACCACCACCATCAACACCTGAAGTTCCTGATGTACCATCGGTTCCTGAACTTCCTGAACTTCCTGAGGTTCCGTCTGTCCCTGAACCATCTGCGCCATCTGTTCCTGAACTACCTGAACTACCTGATGTTCCATCCGTACCACTACCTGAAGCACCATCAGTTCCTGAACTACCTGAACTACCTGATGTTCCATCCGTACCACTACCTGAAGCACCATCAGTTCCTGAACTACCTGAACTACCTGATGTTCCATCTGTACCTGAAGCACCATCAGTTCCTGAACTACCTGATGTACCATCGGCTCCATCTGTTCCTGAGGTTCCATCTGTAACGCCAGATACATTTACCCAAAATCCAGTAGAACCGCTATACATCAAATAATCACCATCTTGTAAATTATAAAATGTTACATCAGTTAATCCACTTAAAGAAAGTTCTATATTTAATATTTGTATATACGATGCAAGATCGGATAATTTAATATGTTTTGCATTTACACTATATGTTGATTTATCTACTGGAAGTAATAAATTTCCATCTAACGAGGTTTCTTGTGTTAAGTCTCTTATTCGAATAATATTGGTCATTCAGATCTTTTATATTTATTCTATATATTTAATTTTAAATCTGAAATTAAATATATAGGAAAAAGAATTCTCTTAAATGTTGATAAAATTTAATTTATTTGTAAATGAAGATATTGATAACGAGAAACTGAGTAAAAATAGAAATATACATAAAAACTTAAATGAAAATATGAAGTTAGAAATTGAAAATAATATTGAAAATGATGTTCAAGAGTTCACAAATAAAATAATTAACGAATTCTCATTCATAATATACAAACAACGCAACAGACCAAAGAATTTAAGGGTCAAAAAACTTGAAGGTTACTATAATAAAAGAGATTTTAAAAATTATAATTTAATATATAAGACTAAGATAACAATTGAGTTATCTAATTTTGATATTATTGAAGGCAAATTATCTGTTCATGATAATAAAAATGAAAATAATATTAGAATAAAAATAAATGATGACATAGTATATAATCTCGATAATCCTAATTTTACTGATGATAAATTGATAGATAAAATGAAAATGAAATATCAAAATTATATTGAAAAAAGTTATAAAATAAATTGAAATTTTTAAAAACATATAAATTATTTGAAACTGGCGAATGGTCAAGAGATGTAGATTGGGAATATGTTAAAGATAATCCTGATGATGATAGTGAAGAATCAAATTGGATAAAAGATATGGAAAAAAGATTAACACTTATTCAAAATTCACTTAAAGATGAAGAAATACCATTTGAGATTATCGATATTAAAGGGTTTGATATGTATCAAGGTCCTTATGCATCAATATTAATTGATAATTCGGATAGATATACTGTTTGGTTTTCTGGTGAGGGTGGATTATGGATTGAAAATTTCCCAATAGATAATATGAGTCCGAATGAAAATCCTGGATTTAAAGGCTATGAAGATGAAGTAATAGAAGTAATTATTGACGAATACAAACCAATAAATAAAGAATTAAGAAAATATAACATATAAATGAAAATACAAAAATTTAATACTTTTGAGAAAAAAGACGAATTGAAACCTCTTGCTGATGGTATTTTAGCATTAGAAGAAACAGAAGATGGAGAATTTATTCCTATTAAAGGTCCTGTTGAAATTGAAGCTATTATAGATATAATTAAAGATGAGAGTGTTATAAATAAAATTGAAGAAAATATAACGGTTGATACCGCTATATCTGTTGGTGAAGTTAAAAGAGGACAAATCATTTATTTAACTGCAATGTTAAAAAGATCACATCAAACAACACCTTTTAATCAAACAACAATGGGAGTATTAAAATGTAGAATTATAGATTATTTCTATGGACTTAATAAGTTAAAACAAGTAATGAAAAATAAATAAAGAAAAATGAGATTTAAAACTTTTGAAGGTTATACTGATGAAGAAGGAACAATACTTCTATATTATGGAGAAAATTCACCAACAACTTGGTTCTATATTCAAGATGCGATTAAGGATGGATTATTAGATGAACGATTTGATATTAATGATGATATAATAGAAGAAATTGGTCAAAGTTGTTTTGATGATGAATATATGACTCAAGATGATTTATGTGATATAATAATAGATGATTTTGAAAGTTCTTTACAAAAAATATTTGAATTTTTATTAGAGAATGACATTATTGATGAAGAAGTTTCAGTAAAAATAAAAGGTAATGATGAAGAAGGTGAAGATTGGGAATTTTCTTATGAACCATCAGAAGAATCTAAATATAATAACCAAGTTAGAAAAACAGGAAAAAAATATAACATATAAAAATGCCAAGCACATCAAAATCACAACAGAGACTTATGGGAATGGTTCACGCTTATCAAAAAGGTGAACTAAAAACAAAAGATATGGATAAATCTTTAGTAGATAAAATTAAAAAAATGGCTAAACAAATGAAACCTAATTCAGTTAAAGATTTCGCTGAAACTACACATGAAAATTTACCACAAAAAGTAGAAATGCGAATTAACAAATTTCAAGACTTTTCATTATTAGAATATAATTCTAATGATGGTGAAATAGATATGGCTCAATTATTTAACACTATTAATTCAGAAACAGATACTGAAATTTTAGATGATTTATTTCAAATTCTTTACACAAGAAAAGAATATCAGGAAAAAATTGAAAAACATTACAAAGATGATAAAAATATGTTAAAATTTCCGTATGAAGTTGTAAAAGAACGTGATTTAGGTACAATTGATATGTTAATTGGAATTTTACAACAACGAATAGATAAAGTTAATTCACCTGATTTCGATCCAACAGTAAAAGAGAAACCATTAGAATATCCTAAAATAAAAAAAGTAGGTTATGGCACAAATGGGGAAGAACCTGAACCAGTAGCAAAACAAGATATTACAACAGCGTATAAAAGAACAGGATTAGGTTATAAATTCAGACATATGGAGTCGTTTATGAATTTTTTTGTAAATGAAACTAAGAAAGATGTTAGTAAGGAAATTAGAAAAGAGCTTAATAGACAAGAAAGAGAAAGAAGAATTGAATCAGGTGCAGATTTAAATACTAAAGTTGTGCCAGATAAAAAGAAACGATATAAAAGAAATAAAAAAGTAAAATTAGAAGAAGAAAATTAAAATATTCTTTTAGAAATTAACTTCACACAATCATCAATAGTTATCACACCTGTATCAATGATCATTTCAGGATTTTCAGGAACTTCATAAGGATCACTCACACCAGTAAAATTTAAAATTTCACCACTTCTTGCTTTTTTATATAATCCTTTCACATCCCGTTCTTCACAAACTTGTAATGATGCACTAACATATATTTCAAAGAAATTATCACCAATAATTTTTCTTGCATTATTTCTATCTTCAATATATGGTGATATAAATGCCACCATGACAATATAATTGTCATCAGTACTACTTAATATTTTTGCTACTTCAGCAATTCTTCGAATATTTTCTGTTCTATCTTCTTTTGAAAATCCCAAATCCCCACATAAACCTTTACGAATAATATCACCATCTAAAATAATAGATCTCATATTACTATAATCTAAATATTCTTTAAAATTTTCTGCTAATGTTGACTTTCCTGAACCAGATAAACCTGTAAACCATAAAACTTTCCCCATTTTATATGAACTCTTTTTATGTTATATATATCATCATTATGAGCCAAATCAAAATAAGACATAAAAGACATGTATTAAAAACTATTACTTGGAGAATAATAGCGACAATAGCAACCATACTTATTGTTTTAGCTTTTACTGGAAATCTCGAACTAAGTTTAGGTGCTGGTGCAGTTGAAATCATTATAAAAATGGTACTATATTATTTACACGAAAGAGCCTGGTACAAATATGATATCGGTATAATAAATAAGGAAGAACGTACACGCAAAAACTAACCTAGGGTTGATATAGGTGAGTTGTGTTACGCTTTTATATATTATTGTAGGCAGACATCAATAAACCACATAGACATCATTAAAACCTCTTACAATGTAAATCTTTTTAAATATTTATCAAAAAGTTGAATATTTCCTCGTCTAAAATAATCATTCATATACGACACTTGTGAACTTGTGAAAATATTACACAAATTGGAAAATCCTTCAGATTTGCTACCTTCTTTTTCCTTATATTTCTCAAAAAAGTATTCTTTATGATATTCAAAATTATCAACAAATTCATTATAATCAGTTATATCTAAAAATTTAAAGATTTCAATTAAGGATTTTTCTGTTTCAAAAATATCATCATAATAAACTAATAATTTATCATCAGGGAAAATATCATAAAAATATAATAATTCATAATAATCTTTCCAAAAACTATCAATAGAAACTTTAAAATTTTCTAATATTTTATCATTATCAAATTTTTCATATCTAAAATTATGACTAATAAAAACATCTTTAAAATCTCTCACCAAGAGGATGATCTTTTCTGGTTTATCTGGTATATCCACAACGAAATGCTCTTTCCTAATAATAAATGAACCTGAATTAGTTGATAAATTATATCGTATGTCTGTATCATACTGGTCATTAATATTCTTTCCATAATCATATGTTGGTTTTTTTGAAACAAACTCAATAGCATATCTTACAAATGAGTTACCTGTTCGTGGATATGAAAGTAAATAATTCATATTATTCTATTTTTTTATAAATACAACTTAGTATATTTTCATAATCAAATTCAGGTTTTCTAAGACTATCCTCTATATTAGAATGTGTTGACACTAACTCATACCCCATTCTATTCATAAAATTATCCAAATTAACTGGATTAAAATGCCATAAATGTTCATCAAATCTTCTATGTTTCCAACCCATAAACCATTCTTCTGAAAAGAAATGACACCAAGGTACACTCAAATATACATATTTTGTTTTCAAATCTTTCACAAATTCGATATCTTCAAAATGTTCAAGAACATCAAAAAATGATATAACATCATATTCATCTTCTAATATATTTTCAACAAATTTTATGTTTTTAGGTAAAGGATATCCTGAAACATCATTTCCATAACAATTATCTATTGACAAATTACAAACTTTCAGAAAAGAGCCATTACCATAACCGACATCCAATATCTTATCAATCTTATCTTTTATAACACCATACATAAATCCAACTCGTAGAAATGACATTTCATCGTTGTAAATACCATATTTATCATATCTTTCTTCAATATAACCAATATCATATGTTTGTAATTTCTTTATATCTTTTTGATATATAACACCATCACTATTTATTTCATATAAATCTTTAAAATCCATCTATCTCTATTTTTTTTACATCATCATAAACTTTCATATTCACCATTTTATAAGATATATTTTTATCATTCAGCAATATCCAATTATCAACACTATTGAATGATATTTTATTTAATGCTGTCACTATTGGTGCAGTATGAACAGCAATAATATTTTTACAACCTATTGATAAATTTCCAATATCTTTTAATGTCATACCCTTTTCTATTGTTGAATCAACACCTTTTATTTTCTCTGTTGTTATTACACTATAACCAACATCTCTAAGCTTATTAGCTAACACAACAAAATCATTTGGAATATAAGAAAATTGACCAGAACCACCGTGCGAATTTATTATAAAAAAGTCATAATCATCATATCTACGTTCTTCTAAATCTGGATGATAATAAAAAGTATCTTCTATATTACTGAATGTGTGTTTCAAATTGTTTCGTTTTGCTAAATCATTATAAAAATGTAAATAAAACTCATCATAATAATAATATTCTCCCTTATCTTTTTGTTTCAAATAATACTCCACCCAAACATTATTTGCTTGTATCCACGTATCAACACTATCTGTTAATTGTTGAATACCAAACAATTTAATATCTTTATAATTATGGTATTCCAATTCTTTCAAATAATTAGGTCTACAAGAATATTCAATATTAATATCATTATTTTCAATAATATTATTAATGAAAATTAAGCTATAAATATTATCACCTAAATGATATAAATTATGCATTTTTATCTTTCTCATACTTTTAAATCATTTTTCATCATAATTTTAACCAATTCCTTAAATTTAACAGTAGGTTCCCAGCCCAACACATCTTTAGCCTTTGTTGGATCACCTAACAATAATTCAACTTCAGAAGGTCTTAAATATCTATGATTAATTTTAACCATCGTTCTATCTGTTTTTTTATCAAACAAAATCTCATCAACACCTTCACCTTGCCATTCAGGTTCAACATCCATATATTTGCAACACTCTTCAACAAATTCTCTAATTGTATGCGTCTCATTTGTCGCCAAAACAAAATCATCAGGGGTGTCATGTTGCAATATTCTATACATACCTTCTACATAATCAGGAGCATATCCCCAATCTCTTCTTGATTCCAAATTTCCTAATTCAATAGGTGGACCACCTTTCACCCAATTTGACAACCCAATTGTGATTTTTCTTGTCACAAATGTTTCACCTCTACGTTCACTCTCATGATTAAATAAAATACCATTTGAAATGAACATACCATACGCTTCTCTATAATTCTTACAAATCCAAAAAGAATACAATTTTGCTACACCATAAGGACTTCTCGGGTGGAACGCAGTTTTTTCAGTTTGAGGGGACTCTTGAACTTTACCATACAACTCTGAGGTTGATGCTTGATAAATTTTAGCATCTGGGCAATGTTTTCTACATGCTTCTAACAATTTTAATACTCCAATAGCATCAACTTGTCCTGTATATTCAGGCAATTCAAAACTAACTGCAACGTGAGATTGTGCGGCTAAACTATAAACTTCATCTGGTAAAACTTTTTGTATTATATTATCAATTGATAAACTGTCTGTCATATCACCATAATATAATTTGAAATTGGGATTATCATAAATATGATCAATCCTTTTAGTATTTATTGAACTTGAACGTCTAACAATTCCATAAACTTTATATCCTTTTTCAAGTAGTAGTTCTGCTAAATAACTTCCATCTTGACCCGTAACTCCTGTAAGTAATGCTTTCTTCATTCATTTTATTTATTTTTATATAAATATCTTATCAAATACTTATCGTACAAATATTGATTATATCTTTTAAATAATTCATCAAATTCATAATTTTGTTCATCTGTCAATATTGTATGCAATTTTTTCTTTTCACTACTTTTTGAACCCGCATAACTCATATAATTCTTTTTGGAACTTTTTTCAAATTGTAATATTGTTTCCTCATCAAAATCATAATCATTTTCAGGTAAAAGAAAATCTAGAACATTTCTTATTGTTTCATAAGGGTTTTTAATAACATCCTCATAGTATAATAACATTTTTTTACCTCTATAAGTTTCATAGAAATTAATTAATCCATAATATTCTTTAAAATAGTGTTTCTCAGATTTATTTAAATGGGAATATATAAAGTCAACATTTGATAATGGAACATCTCTAAGATTATGTGAAATAAATACATCTTTATAATTCCTTAGAATTAAAATCACACCACTAACATCAGGTAGGTTAACTCTTTTTAAAAAATGTTCCTTTCTCAAAATAGGTTCACCATTTGCATAATTACCATACACTCTATAATGACGTCCACCACAATCTAATGTTTTTTTATTTGTTATTTTTTCAACACAATATCTAATAAAGGAACTTGCGCTCCTTGGAAAAGATAACATATAATTCATTACTCTAAATTATTTTTTATGTAATTAGATACAGATTCGGATGATAAGTAGTTGTTATAATATTCTTTACTCTTTTTGTGTAATTCGTCCTCCTTTTCTAACAAAGTATTAATAAACTCAATTGTTAAATCACCCCAATTCTTAATTTTTATCGCAGGTGAATTTTGATAATACCAATGATTAAAATTTGGATTCTCAAAAGGATATGAACTTATAACTATACAACCTGATTCAAAAGATTCAAAATATCTAAATGATTCAGGAACAACAGCACCATTAGGAACAATTGCTATTTTGGTTTCATTTAAAACCTTAAAATACTCTTCAGTACAAAAACCCTGACCAAACCCTCCAGTTATTTGTACGTATGATTTAAAATTATCTTTTATCATCATTAATTGTTGAGCCATCTGACTTCTATTTGGTCCTAATTGACCAGAAAAAAATAATTCATATTTTCTTTCTTCAATAGGTTTATGTTCTTGCTCTGCATAAATATATTTACTTTCTGGTTTTGGTAAAGATTTCATACCAAGTTGTGCGCAATAACCACAAGGAATTGGAAATATTTTCTTTTCATCATATAATCGTTTGTGATTATATGTTCTAAAAACCTTATGTAATTTATCTAAAAATGGTGGAATTATACCCGCCTCATCAGACAACATCAACATAACATTCTTTTTTCCGTCTCTAATTGTACCTCTAAATTGCTCAATTTCTTGTGGATTATTAGTCCTTGCAACAATAAAATGATAATCATCAGAAACATCTTCTAACTTGTTTAAAATTTTAGTTAGATAATCAGTTTCACAATTATCCATACTTATCATTGGTGCAAATGTATATTTCATATTTTATAACATATTTTTTAACTCATCAGAGTTTCTTTTAATGTTTATAGCGTCACAAGTCTTATATTTATTTGTAGCACTGTAATCATTCACCACAATTCTTTTAGCATGTAAAAGCCCAAATATAATCTTATGATATTTTAATCCAATTTTTTGTAATTGTTTTAATGTTTTTTCTTTATATTCTTCAGTCCTTGATGTAGTAATAATAATTTGGGTTTTACCTTCATCATATAATGAATTTAAATATTTTAAATTTTCTTTTAACGCATCAGTTTCACCCCAATATGGTTCAAAATATTCTGCCGAATTTTCAACAATAACACCGTCCAAATCCATAAACAATGTCTTATATTCAGACTTATAATTATCCCATTCGGTTAAAGTCCCCCAATCAATATAATTGTCTGCTAATAACACCTTCACAGGTATATCATCTAATATCATAGATTGATAAATATGAGATAAATAAATATTATCATATTTATTAACCTTATTATAATATTTTTTGAATATTTCAACATCTTTGAACATATATCCACCACAAGAAAACAGCGAACCAACAACTTTTTTCTCCACAATACTATTCACAAATCCATCATTATCAACAGTAACATAACCTTTATTTCTTGGATTTACACTATCAATTAAATTTAAATCATAAATAGATATTGTGTTACCTTCTTCTATTTTTGGTAATTCAAAATAATTATCAGAATCTTTTATCAAAATAAATCCTTCAACATTATTATCCACAATAGTCTTATAAATTGTCTCTGGTTGACTTTTAGTGGGCTCTTCCAAAATATAAATATGTATTTTATCTTTATTAACATCAATTTTTCGAAATTCTTTAAATATTAATTCATCGACATTATACTGTTCATAATCTTCTCTTAAAACTGATATATAGATGTTATCAAAAAATTCTAAATTTAACCCTTTCACCGATTCTAACAACATAGAATTACCATTTGGATGTGTCAACATCCATTTCTTTCTCATACCAGGAAATCTTTCAGATTTACCCGCAACTGGAATTAATAAGTTTTTCATACCTATCTATATTTTTTTTTAAAAAATTAAATATTTTATCATCATTAACATATTGCATAACTCTCAGTAAGTTAATATATTGAAATAATAGATAAATATCATTATCTATATTCAATTCTTTATTAATAATTTCATCTATATGATCTAATACTATATTTATTTTAACGAAATCATATTCGAAATTTATAAGATTAAGGCTCCATTTAATTTCAGAATCTTGCTTCATTTTAATAATATCATTATATGGGGTTTCAATAAAAGAATCAAGAAAATCTATCAAAATTATCTTCTTATTATAAACATCAAATAAAACATTAGATAATGTCAAATCGCCATGATTTACACCATATGGTATTTCTTTTATGTTTTGAACACATTTTATCACCAATGAATCATTTATCACATAATTATTTCTTTTACAAATAGTATTTTTAGATATTTTAGTTTTAATATCGGCAAATTTCTTCAATATTAATTCATTATCTAATAATTGAATTTTTGAAGATTTAATATTTTTGGTGATGAAATTTATTATTATTTCGGTGAAATACTTTAAATCATACTTATTTGAGATTTCAAAAAGATTTACAAAATTATGTTTATTATAATATTTCATTTTAAAATAATATAATCCTTTTTCATCAAAACCATCTTCAAAAATTTCAGGAATTTCAACATTATCATAAATGATTGGAAAATTCTCTTGTTTTTCCTTTTGATTTCTCAATCTTTGATTATTATCAATTGAATTAGATTTTTTTATAACAATATCATTTTCAAATAATACTGAGAATCCTGAGTGTCCTTTTATCATTTTAGAAAAACATTATTAAATTTTTCCATTACTACCAATGGTGAATATGACTCAGAATATGCATCCCAATTTTTGGTAGAATCTGGTTTAAATTTATTAATAATTTCATACACATTATCATCATTATATACAATACCTTTATCCCCTAATATTTGTAAATGAGCATAGTCATGCTTATGACGATAATATTTTTGTGCATTATTTCCACTCCAAGTTAAAACAGGTTTATTCTTTATTGAAAATTCCCCAATAGTTATACCAAAACTTTCACCATTTAAACGAGCATGTAATAATGCGTCACAAGTATTAATATATTTAACTTTTTCATTTAAATCTGTTATTGCAGGTAAAAGAATTATTTGTTTATGTGACTTCAAACCAACCCCGCATTCGGGTGATTTCTGTCTAGTATTAACAAACACAAAATACATATCATCTCTTTCATCAACTATCCTATTTACAGCATTTACAGTAAATGGTAAATTAAATGAATTAATATTACCATATCTACCAAAAACTATGGCATCCTTAGGAATATTTAATTGTTCTCTCATATCTCCTTTAACATCAGGCAAATTTATCATATGTGGAACATACGGATATTCACCACCTGTCATCTTATTGGATAACCATTTAGAAACATAAGCATAAACATCACCGTGAGGCTCAAACATTTGAAAAACTGCGTGAACACAAGTCTTAACATTTTTAGAAAGAACTTGATCTTTCACACCAGCCTTTATTGTATATAAAACATCTATATTACAATCTTTTATAATTTCTTCTGCATGTTTCCAATTTTCATAAAAAAATACCCTAGAATTAAATCTATCTTTGAACTTATTAATTATCTTCTCATTATGTGGAAAATGATGTTTAACTTTTGTTAAAATATAAGATTCGTTACCTAAAAATTCTTCATTATAATGGGCATAGTCATATAATGCCACTTCAGTACCGAGTTCACTTAGTTGATTTGTTTGAAATATGACTCTCATTATTTTAATATTATATTTTTGATTCCCTCATTACGTTTGATCTGAATTGCCGATGCGGTTACCATATCGCCAACAGGTTTACCATCATTGATTACTATTCGTTCACCTCTATTCAAACCCATAACTAATTGGTCATAAAATATTCCAAGTTCTAATAATTGTTGTTCTGTAAATTTTCTCATAGATTCCTTTCTACCAGTTGTCAATATTATTCTGTGCCCTGCGGCTTCCCACTCATTTAATTTTTCTATTGTTCCTGGTAAAAGTGTTGGTTTAGATAATATTTGAGTTGATAGGTTTCCTTTGTGTTCTATTAGACATCCATCAATATCAAGAAATATCGTCTTTTTCATTTCCATATTATTTGTTTATTTTTATTCCTGTATATAATTCAAATTGATACGATGCTTGAATTTTAGATAACATTTTTCCTGTTTCAGTATCTACGATACAATCAATAAATTTATTAGATTTATCAACCAAAATATTCGTAACTGGTGTACAATTAAAAATAATGGAATCTTTTATTTCTTTTATACTTTCCCAATTTTTTCTATTTATTATAGAAAAATCAATACCTAATTTTTTTGCTGAATATTGAACTGCCAATGAATATCCGCCTTCACCTAAAATAAACATACTATCTTTAGTATAAAAACCTTTAACAACTTCAAGAACTGCTTTTGCGGCTAAATAATCTGTATTATAAGCCTTAAGTTTTCCATCATAATTCAATATAGTATTGGCTGAACCGATTTCAAGAACTTCTTCACTTATCTCATCAACATATTTTAAAACATCTTTTTTAAATGGCATCGTTATTGCAAATCCTTTAAAATTCAAAGTTCTAGCAGCGCTTACAGCATATTCAATGTTTGATACAGAAAAAGATTTATATATTGCATCAATATTATACTTAGCAAAAAGTGAATTAAATAACACACATCCGTTATTACCAGCATTTTCAGCAAAAGACCCAAAAATCATCGTATCTTTATTTATCATATCTCTCTCAGATTTTTTAATTTCTCATATAACTTAACTTGAATCTTATTATCTATATCGACAATTTTATATTTTATTTTTTTAAAATCCTCATTATCAAATAAATAATGTCCACAAACCTCTACTAATAATTCTTTATTATCTTCAGGTATAAAATCTGTAGGAAACCATTTAACCCACTTTTCAGATTTAAAACATATATTATATAGTTCTTGCTTATCATACACACTCAAATTATCTAATATAACCTGAGTTTCAAAAACACCATATTCAGGTGCAATGTTTATTGAATCTAAACCTAAATCAAATCTTTTTCTAATTTCTTGATTTGTCAAATAATCACCATTATGCTCTTTACTTAACAGACCATTTGTGTGGCAAACATTTACCATTTGTTTACATCTTTCTTCATTAAAAATACCATGATTTTCTCTACCAATTAACTTTGTTCCAGATTGAATTACACCATAAACAACATTATTATATATGTCACCCAGCATATCTTGTAATCTTTTAAGAAAATAATCTAAAGTTTCAGCAGAATAATATTGTATCGATTCCTCAGTACCAACCTCAAATTTACAGTTGTTATTTATATGATGAATAAATTTAATACTTTCAACAGTCTCATTTATCGCATCATCTACCTCAGGATATCTTTTCCACGGATCTACATGAACAATATCTAAATTCACATCATTATAGAATGATATTGAACCGTTATCATAAAATTCACCTTGACCAATACCACCGTGATCCCGACAAACTAATACTTTATTTGTTTTACCTTTAACATAATTATAGAAAGATGATGTATTCCAATTATTTACATATCCACTATCATAATCTATTTGTCGTCTTGATGCTATGAGTCCAATATTATATTTTTCTAGTTCACAAAAATTTATTATTGAATCTACAATATTTTTACTCATCGGACCGATATAAAATCTACTCATCATAATTTATTCGTTTGTTTTAAATACCATTCTTTCTCTTTTCGGTATATCTCATCATAAGAAATATCTTTTTCATGTGCTGTTAAAATACCAACTTGATATTTCTGATAACTTCTTTTAGATAAAATTGTCAATCCATGTCCACCTTCTGAAAAAGGTAAATTTATAATATCAAAAGTGCCATCATTAAGTTCATTATATAATTCCAAAACAAATTTTCTACAACCTGCGTGAGTATATGTATCATGAAATGCGATAATACCATCCTCTATCAAATATGGATATACTTTTAGAAAATCATTTTTAACACCATTATACGAATGATCACCATCAATAAAAGCGAAATCTATTACACCATTGGTATCTTGTAGTAAAATCTTATTAAAGTCATCTGAAGTTGTATCTACTTTTGTTAATTTAAAAGTATCTCTTTTTGCACCAGAATTTAAAATTGTTTTTTCCGCAACATCCATTGGTGGCGCATTAAGTGTTGTATATACACCAATAGGTTCAAAATAATCATACCCAAAAACTTTTCCACCAGTCATTCTTGCAGCATCACACAAAAACGCAGTCGTCTCACCAAATTGCACACCTATTTCAACTATAGTTTTATACGAACCAAATTGACGATAAAAACTCACCATGATGTATTTTTACATTTTTTATTTTTCTTAACATATTTTTATTTTATTTTTATTTCATTTAACATCTTTAAAGAATGAAAATATAGTAAATCATCAAAATTATCACTATGTAATGGAGCCATATTCATATAGATTATGGCTGTTATTTTTTTAATTTTAACTAAATCATATCCATTAGTTATAATCCATTTTTCATAATATTTTTTAAATTCTTCTAATTTACTATCAACCTTATATGCGTATGTGATATAATTTCCTTCTTTACTAAAAGTATAATTATTCTGATCTTTCATTAAACTGTACGACATAATAATACCACCATACATTTTTGCCAAATCATAATAAACATCACCATAATCATTAGAATCTCCAAAACTTTCTCTCCAATCAATCAAACAAAAATTATCATAATATTCATTATATAAAACATTATCAAACTGCAAATCCCCATGATATAATTTTGTTGGAAATCCATCAAAGATATCATCATATTCTAACGAGTCTATCAAATTTTCACACACTACATTATTAATAATATACTGACTATGAAAATAATCATCTGTTTTATTATTTTTAAAACTTTCATATCTCTTAATTGTTTTATCCTTATAAAATTTAATACAATCATCACGCAAATTATATTGTTCTACTAACCATAAATTTTCTTTTGACCATTCTAAAAATTTCTTCCATATATCAATTCCAGTATTATATAATGGTTTACCATCAAACCATTCATATGAAAATGTATGTTCACCAGAAAATATAATTTTTGGTATTAATTCAGATATAATAGTTGTTCGATAAATCTTCTTTTCAACTGTCTCTTGACTAAATAGTTTAATAAATTTACCATTGATTCTATATACAAATTGACCGTTAACTTTCGGTATACCATAAATTTCTTTATCGAAAATTTTCTTAGCTTTTAGATAATTATCAATAGTTCCAATATCATACCAATCTAATTCTTTAATTGTGAAATTATTATATTCCTTAATATCATAAAATGCCGACACCATCTCACCACTATTACCTATATTTTTTTGTAGTTCTTTCCAAAAAATATCATACTCTAATATTGAACATAATCCAACAAATGCTAACCCATACCCATCAATAGATTTATTTTTAAAATTTATAATATTATGATTTCTATCAACATCAACTGTTGAATATTTTTCTGGTAAACTTGTTTGATATACACCTAACCAATTATTATCCAATTCAGGCAATTCACCATTTATATAACAATCTGATGTGATAAAATAGAAAGGTCGTTGTAAATGTTCTTTACAAGCTAACAAGCTTGTTCCTGGTCCACTAAATTCACCATCATAATCCTGAACATCAACAAAAGTAATATTTCTATCTGAATGCGCTGCTGAACAATACTCTTTTATAAGTTCAGATTTATAACCTACCGCAACAACTATATCATATTCTTTTGGTGTTTTATTTATAATATTTGATATAACAGCTTCATTATTAATTGGTAGTAATCCTTTATTTATAATCTTTGAATAATTACCCATTCTTGTACCTAAGCCTGCCGCCACTATACATAATGCTGGTATCTTATGCTCTCGTTCTAATTTACCATCTTTTCTATTGGCATCATCAGATATTCTAATAACATCATCTACTTCAGGTGTTGAAACTTCTTGTAATACAATATCTGTTATTGCTATAACTCTATGTTTTCTTGGTGGTTTAACCGTAAAAAAATCACCAGCCTTCATTATAGTTTTATCAATCACACCTTCATCATTTTCTAACCAAATTTCTGCGGTTCCAGAAACAATGTAATTTGTCTCTAATTTATGTTCATGATATTGATAACTTGTTCTGTGTGATGAATTTATATAAATTCTTTTATAACAATATCTATCATTTAATTCTAACCATTCTTCTTTTCCCCAAGGTTTATATACAACTTTCATTTACAAATTATTTTTATTTTCCCAGTAGAATCTTTCAACTGGATATAATTTTTCTAATGGTAATTTAGTGTCCAACTTTCTATATGTTGGTCCACCATCTTCACCAATAGGAATATCATATTTCTTACAACAGAACTCATAATTAAATCTGCTGTATTTTGAATTAACTTTTTTAGAACCAATTAAGATATTTTCAGGATCTATATGATTTTCAAAACCAGGTGCGTAAATATTTTCAAATTTACGTTTGTAATGTTTCATATATCTAAACTCAAAATCACCATCTTCTTCACCAATACCCAAAAATCTTTCATCAAACCATCCAACAGTTTCAACTTCGTTTCTATCTAAAAATACTGCACTCCAAGAATTCATTTTAAATGAACCAATATTAGTATTTTTATCAATAAATTTCCAAAAATCGGAAGTTAATGTAATATCATCATTTAAAATAAGATTTAGATTAGTGTCAGAATTGACTAAAATTGAGTTCCACAATTTTGATAAAGAACGAAATTCCATAAACATAATAGGATAAATATTTGAATACTTAGATATAAATTCCAAAATTCTACTTCTATAATTTTCATCAAAATCTACATTATAGTTACCGTTTATAGCCAAAATAATATTTGAGTCAGGTTTAAATTCTTTAATACTTTTTATCAAAGGCACCAAAAATTTATCAAACCTAAAACTATATGTAGTTATTCCAATATTATATTTATTTATCTCTGGTTTGCTCATTCGTATTTCTTATTCTTTTCACAAAATAATGTTCACAATCATCATAAATGTTTACAGAATGACAATCATATTTCTGTTGTCTTATATCACCATCAATATCATAATTTTTATGTTCATTCAATTCAAAAAGGATTCTTGCTAAAAATCTTTCGGCTGTTTGACTATCATCCTTGGTTCTCATAACTATTTTCTGAAGATACCCATATAATTGTCCAATCTTTTCTGATCCAACAATAAAACTATTTGCCCAACAAAAAGTTGTTTCATTGATTCTATTATTTAACTCCAAATTATCCAAAACTTGATTAAATATTCTTAAATGAACTTTCCATTCAGTAATATCTTGTCTATAAGTAAAAATAGTACAAGCCTTAACATTCTTTTTCTTCAACTCATCAAAATCATATTTATTCTTAATTACCATAGTATCTTGTGTGAACACATAATAATCGTGTTTATCTACCAGATTATTTTCAATCAGATATCTACAACCAACTTGATAACCACCTAATTCAAATTTTGATTCAATATCATTAGTTATAATGATAGAACCATGTTTCTTTAATTCCTCGTCAATATCAGACAAATATGTTGAATTATTATCCACAATTATGATAGTCGCATCATCACCATACAATTTTCTTATATTACTCACATAATATGTTATTGTATTTGGTTTTCCTCTGAAATATTTATTTGTGATCACAAATGCTATTTTCATAATTTTACTTCTTTTTTATAATGCACATTTTATCATTACTTTCAAAAACACACACATCTATATTATTATTTATATAATCTATTTTATCTTGACTCAAATATCTACTCTCAAATCTCTTATTAACTAATTTATATAAATCAGTTTTATTTACAACATGTAAATCTTCAATGAAATAAATCCCACCACTTTCTAAATGTGGAAATAAATTTCCAAGGGATTTTATTATTGCATCTTCTTGATGGCAACCATCATCAATAATAAATTTTAATTTAGGTATTTTTGTTATTAATTCTTGTAATTGTTGTTCATTCTTCTGGTCAACAACGAAATTGGTTATTTTATCTGTATTTTGATTTGTACAATCTACAATATCAATTCCAAAATAATTACAATTTTCAAAATATCTATTCCATGCTCGTATAGATGCGCCAGGAAAATATTCACACCAAATACCTATTTCTAAAAAATTTAATTCTTCTTTTCTATAAGGCTCAAAATATTTCTCATAAACTGCTGTATAATTGTGAGAAATATTGACATCTGTTCCAACGTGACAAAAATAATTCCCTTTGTCTCCACCTTCTTCATTAAATATTTCTGTTAATGTTTTTTCCATAATTTAGTAATTGCTTTTTTCATATTATCGTAATTATCTTGCTCTATCTTTAAAAATTTATCAAAAGTTTCACTCTTTTTAAACACATTAAAATACTCATCATAATTATTGATAATTTTTCTTAAATTATATATTATACCACTATAGTCTGACCACACAATAAATTCGGAATATGGAATATGTTCTTTCAATGGTACATCTTCACTTAGTATAATCGTTCCACAAAGTAAAGCAGGTAAAACTCTCAATTCCTCAAAGGTGTGATGATGATCAGTTTGATGAATATTTATTAGAACTTTAGTATTCTGATAGATTTTTTGTAATTCGGTTTTATCAAAAACGTCTCGTATATTTTTGAAATTCAAATCAGTATTCTTAATATTATTAAGAAACATCTTTCTTCGTTCTTGATTTATATCACCGATTAATGTTATACTATCATTTTGTCTATTTTCAGGAAATTCAGGCTTATATATGAAAGGTGCAATATAAATAACGTTCTCAATGTATTGTTCAAATTGTGGTGATGTACTTATATTTTTAATATTTGGTTCGCTATATTCTATCACCAAATCTAATGATCTATAATAATCATATTTATCAATTCTTATTAAATATTTATCATCAGAATTAGGTACAAAAATATCACCACGAATAATGTCTGTAACACTTCTACCACCCTCTTTAACAAGAGTATGTTCAAATTGTATATCAATTCGGTATGTTTTATTATTGTTATTAAAATTTGTATGATAACCACCTAATACAATATTAATTGAGCAATCTAATTCTTTTAATACGTTCTTAATCAAATTCACATTATATAAGTAATATTCTCTAATACTTATATCATGATTCTTATTATAAAAAATGTAACTATTTCCTATTTTATCTATCATACATATTTTTTAATTATATTAAAAGGATTATAATCAATTAGATATTTTTCCTTTGAACTTCGAATATCATATTTTTTATCACTATTTAATATATCTTTCAAAACTTGTATAACATTCTCACTATTAATATCCAAAAATTCTGAACTGTTTGGATAATGTTTATCTACATCTGGTGCACCATAATATAATGGTATAGTTCCACTTAATATAGCATCATTAAATTTTTCAGTTATATAACCATTCTCTCTTGTATTTTCCATACAAATTGAATACTCATACTTAGATAACCCATCTAATTTATTTGATAAATAACCTTTGTACCTAGGATCTTTTAAATCCCAACCTCTTGTATTCCATCCCAATCCATACATATCAAAATCAATATCACTATTGAGCATTCTTTTAACCAAATTCTGTCTAGGAATATATTGTTCTTCACCCTCTCTATTTGATATTATGATAGATAATTTTCTTGTTTTTTCAAAATTAGAATTGATTATATTTTGTGTATTATTTTCTTTCCATTGTATTTCACCTTTTTGAGGTTTATCCCATAAATGATGCAACATAACAGAAGGAGAAAAAATAACATTTTTTTCTTGAAAATTTTCAGGTTTATGATAAAAAACATAATCACAATATTTAGGTAGATTTTTATCATAAAACCCTGACCAAGATGGTTCCTGTATAAATCCAAAAACCTTTGTATTAGGTTTTATTAATGTTGAATTATATTTATTAAATATTATCAACACATCATAATCATTTACATATGTAAGTTCAACATCAGAAAAATCATACCAAATATCCTTAGTAATTTTGAACATGTTTATATCTGAATTATAATTACTAACAACTTTAAACTTCATAATAATTTTTATTTTTCTAATATTCTATCACCAGTTAATGTGAATATCGGATTTTCAAAATGCCGAGTATTTGAAGAAAAATACCCATCAACCATAAAATTGATATCATCAATGGTTATATAATTTGTTAATTTCATTAAAATACAATGTAAAACAGATTTGCCCCATATTTTTTCATTTAAATTTTGAGATCCTACAATCAATTCATCAATACTTTGTATGAAGAAATTTAACATTTTTGTTGGTATTATAAATAGATTATCACCAACCTTCATAAAACTATCCCATTCAGTTTTTATATCTTTGAAACAAATGTTTATTTTGTCTAAATCAACATTAAAATCAAATATACGTTTTTTAAATATTATGTCAAATCTCGTCAAAACAACAAAATCATACTTATCTGGATCTATCATCTTTAACACACCATTAGTAGTTTTTAAATTTCCAACCTGTCTATTATTCTTAGTGTCAACAAACTCTTTGAAAATCGGAGTATTATCAACAAAGTGATATTCTTTTGGATTATAAAAACTTATAAGTTCCTCACGTCTATCAGTATCATAACTATAAATAAACACATCAACATTATTACCATAAATTATAGTATCCTTAATATTTGAATTTTTAAAATCTATTCTATTAGGTATATAATGAACACCCTTCAGACATAATGCAATTTTTTTATCTAACATTTATATGCTTTTATATTTTGAATTTTACCATCATTAAATGTTATAATATCAATAACGTCAATGACATCACCATCAACAAAAATATCTATCTGACAACAAACAGTATCACCTTCTTGATAAAAGGATTTAGGCACAATAGTTATACCCTCAACACTATTGAAAATATCATCAATTGCACTTTCAACATTTTTCAGTCCTTCTACTTTAACATTCCAATCTATTAATGATATTTTGGTATCAAACATACCAACAATAGCATTTAAGTCTTTATCAGAAAACAAATTAAAATATTCTAAGCATTTGTTTTTTAAATTCATATCTAAAAATTATTTTTTAACAGTAGTACCTTGAGTTAATGAAAATTGAGTTAATCCTGGTTCAGACCAATATACATTCAATTTATCCAAAATCATTATTTCATTTAATTTAAAATCCCAAGGTAAATTGATTGGATATAATCTATCCACTATTTTATGAGCACAATTAATATTTACAACATATGCGTGAGCACACCTTGTAAGTTGATTTTCATTATAATGTATGAATTTTCCATTATAACTAACTGGTCTAAATCCAAATGCAGTACCTAACATAAGAAAATTTGCATCATTATTCTCAACATTTTTGTGAAACTCATCCATATTATTATTAAGATAATTAACAAGATTTAAATCCAAATTAACATCATCTTCAAAAACAATAATATTCTCATAATTATGTTTTATTTGTTCTAATAAACACTCTTTATGCTTCAAATAAAGTGACAATTCAGACATCGTAATCTTTTTACCAACATTTTCATAATAAACATATTTATTCTGTTGTATGGCAAATTCAGGTCCCTTTTCAATAATTGGATTACCTACTTCTTCTTCATAATTAATATCTTCAGGTAAATATTTCTCAACCCATTCGACATCTAAATCTAATTGATCGAAAATATATTGCAATCTTAATTTTCTATCGACCAAAGGTTTATGATGGATAACAAATATTTTATCTACATTATTTATTTTCATCTTTAAAATTTAATATTTTTTCTTTCCAATAACTCATTTTTAATTTATCTAAATTCCATTCAGTATTAGTTATTCGTTCATACTCAATATTTAAAAATTGTTCTGTAATATCACTCCAATTATTAACAAAACAGATAGGTAAATCTTTATAGAATGAATTATTAATACTTCGTTTTTCTATTGGTATTGTATTTAAATAAAGTGCCTCCCATTTTCGATGTGTATCGATACCGTTTCCTCTTGGTGAAATCACAAATTTGTGATTATATATGTTATCAAGATACATAAAAAATTGCTGACCATTAACACCCATTTGTGCAGTTGTCCATGGTTTACCTGATAATAATTTATAAGGTAAGGTTCGTTCTTCTTTATTGGTATTAATATTATGGTTGATATATAATAAATTTTTAAAATTCTTTTCTTCTTTAAGTTTTAATTCAATATTTTGTTTCTTTTTAAGATAGCTAAACCACTTCTCATTTTCTAAACCTATAGGAATTGATTCAATTCTATCATCAACTATATTTACGTTTTGAGCATACCATCTTATAACATTTTTAGGAAGATTACTAATGTCATCAATATTTAAATCACTATTATGTGTTATAATAATAAACTTGTTATCTAGTTTACTTATTTTTCTAAAAAACTGATCTTTATACATTGTGTGTAAATAAACAATATTTACATCTTGCAACTTATCAACATCAAATGTATTTTTTAATTTATTATAATCTTCGTGACCATGCTCTATATTATTAGATGAATATATAAAATCTGCCACATCATAAAACCTTTCTCCTGTAATAAAATCTATCATTGTTCTAGTTTATTTTTGCCAACTTGTGTACCACAAATGCACACAATATGATTCTTGTGTTAAATGTTTATTAACCAAATCTTTTCTTACATTAATATCATTTCTAACAGCAAATCTCATCACAGCAGGTAAAGAATAGAAAAATTTTGTTGGAAATAGTACGATTTTTTCATCTTTATTTTTTTGAATATAATCAAAAAATATCTTTGAAAGATATTTAGGTCCTGTAGCATACATAATTTTATTAAAATCTTTAATATTTGTATCAATTTTTGAAATACCATCTATTAGAGCCTTCATTATATTATGCTCTGGTCGACAACCAATCAATCCATTAAACATTTCAGGTTCACCTAAATGACCAGTACCAGTAAAAAAATCCAAATATGTTAAATCATCAAATGATTTTATACATTCAAAATCTGTATCAATATATAAACCACCATATTTATATAATATCTCATATCTAAAAATATCAGATTTCATACCTAAATTTGGTGCATCATTAAATTGTTTAACGTTTTTAATTCCAAAATTTTCAACATCATCATCTGTCCACAATCGCCATGTCCAATCAGGATTTTTTTGTAACCAAGTGTTTGTTAACTCCTGATATTTATCAGGAAATTTACCACCCAACCAAATTTGATGAATTATCTTAGGAATATTATTTCCTTCTCTATTAGATTTTAAATAATGATTATTGAAATTTATTTCCGCATTTTTCCATTCAACATCATTATTAATATCATTTACCATTAATTTCTTAAATTCACTCATAATCTATACTTTTCTATTAAATTTTTATAAATAAAATCCTCAGCAATTATATAATCTTTTGCTTTCTCAAAATTCTCGTTAATGTAAGACAATTTTTCATTATATATATCTTTTGTAATACTACTTATATCAAAATCATCTTCAAATAATATCATACCTTTCTCATTAAAAAATTTACCAATTGATGGTGGACCAAAATATATTGGAACAGTTCCTGTCATAAAACAATCAATCAATTTTTCACTAAAATAATAATCCTTATTTGTATTTTCAATAGTTACAGAGAACATATAATCTTTTAAGGCATCTAATTTATAATCTACTGGACTATAACCCCTACCATACACATCCATCTTATTTCTATATTTTCCAACAATTAAATGTCTCAATCTTTGACCGTGAGTCATTTGTTTAGCTGATGCAATTATAGAAATTAATTTACTTTTTTTATATACTTTTTGATCTTCTGGCTTTATCCAACATCCACCTGTTGGTGAAAAAACAAAATTTTCACCTCTATCTAATAAATCTTTTTGATGAGTTAACACATAGTCAAATTGCTTATTATTATCAGATATCCAATTATACGCTTGTGGTGTAATATCTGGAGATTCTAATAGCCAAGCAACCTTTGTCTTTATTCTTGGTGTAACATTTTGTAAAGAAAAATCCGTATAAAACACCAACTCACTTTTTGATGATACCACACCTCTATCCCAAATAATATTTTTAGATTCCTGATAATCAGTACTATACTTTGCATGTGAAAACATGTTATCTACTATTTTAATCTTTCTCATATTTAATATAATTCATTTCCATTTCTTGGTGACAAGAAATATTTTTAAAACCTTCATATGGTTCTAAGTCGATAATATAGTTGTTTAGGAATTTATCATTTAGAAATTCCGCAGATATGTTACCATGTACATTTTGATTAAAATTTTGAACTTTGTTAACGGGAATTGTCAATACTACAGACTCTTCAAAACAAATCATTTGAGGACGATTCAATGGATATGCGGCTATAACACTTTCTAAACTATTAGGATTATTATATTGTAATCCTTTAAAAAAGGGTAAAATATCTTTAGTACGGAAAAAATGACCATCAAGAGACATTGGATATCCATAATCACCTGATTGACCTCTCCAACGAAAAGTCATATTTGAATCAAAAATGGGAGGTTTCATATGTATCCGTGCAGGATAACAATATGATAAATTTTTGTGTAATCTTAACGATAATGTCAAAATATCATTATTAAGTGTAAAAAGTTGATATTGTTTAGATTTTAATGTAAAATCATTTTTAAATATCATATCATCAACAAAAAACACAGTATGTAATTCTTCTTCATCTAACAATTCTAAAACATGCTCTTTAAATCTCTTCGTTTCCTTAATATAAATTAGATTTGGATCATTGTGAATTGCACACAATTTATCATATCCTTGTTTAAATTTATCATTTGAATATGTATATAAAATGTTAAAATTTAAATCATTAAATTCTTTAAAATGTTTCTTTAGGGATCTAAGAAATAATTCTAACTGATTTGCTCTATCTTTACTAAATATTATTATGTTCATTCATACACATTAATTTATTTAGTTTTATTCTAAATAAGTAAAAATGTTTATGAAATGTTGTTTTATTTTATAGAAGTTCTAACCAACGATTTATAAGTTCCTTCGATTCATAATCACCTATCACATCTCTCAATCTACCGAAAAACTTAGAATCCTTATATAAACGATATTCAACGGTAGTCACATCTTCTACATTATCATTTGTTATCTTAATTTCTTTACGATTTATAAAAGTTTTAAAACCACTAATATTATCAGATAATACCGTTCTTGGATCTAAATATTCTTTAAACA